AAGTTTTTATGTCTAAAGTAGGATGGTTGAAAGTTAGGTCTTCATGCGCTAATACAGATAAAGCCGCACCTTGAGAAATTCCTGAAATAATAATAGACTTGAAAGAATAATTTTTTATATCCTCAAAAACTTCATCCCGTCCACTCTTATAAAGAGATACAAACCCTCTATGCGCTCTCCATACATGAGGCATATTTTTATATGGTTTTATTGAGCCTGTAGTAAGTAATCTTGAGAGCAAAGGTATACCTTTCCAAAAGGTAGGAATAAAATCAAAGTTATAGGCCCAATCCTTGTCTGATGCTGTATATTGAAAATATAGATGAAGAACAGTATCCTTCATTTCTATTTTGTATTGAAGGCCATCACCTACTGTTTTCCAAGGGCCATCCATTGCTTTTTTATATATCTCTATCATAGTGAATCTCCTATTAGTTTCATTTGAGAAATACCAGAATCATAAATACTTTGGGCTTGTTCAGGAGTAGTCGCTAATCTCACTTGATCTTTCAGGTTCCACTTATAATGAAATACTGTCTGGACAAATTGAAGCATCTTGGAAGAAAATACTTTTAGTTCCTCCATGTCTTGAATATAATAAGTTGTATTGTCCTTAGTTCTCCATTGGACAGGGAAGCTCATTAGTATACCCTGTGAAACTGCTGTCAAAAATCCTGTTGCATTTTGTTGGGCTATAGGGTCTGCTTGAATTCTTACCATACTGTAGCTGAATCCGTCTTTTAGAATAATAGCTAAATCTTCTGATTCTATTTTTAGTAAAAGACTGTCTATGGTTTTAGTAGTGTCTTCATTAATAATATCCTGTTGTGTTTTCCCTGTAAGTAACATATTAGATAATCCCTTCCTCTGGTGGTAGTATAGGCTCTTCTGGTGGAATTGCTGGTGGTATTTCAACTATAGGTTCTTCAATAATTGGATCAGTATTTTCTTCTGGAGGTATATCCGGTGTAGGTTCAACTACTTCTAATGTTGGTTCTATACTCCAATATGTACCTGTATCCCATTCTACACAGGAGGATAAATACTTTCTTATCATTGTAATATACATAAGTCCATCTGGTTCTCTTTTTGCTTCCAGTATAGCCCCGGAAGTTTGACTACGAATATCAGGCCATATTACGGAGGTAGTATCAAACTCATACTCCTCTCCATTTATAATAATAGTATTCTCATCTTTTACTCTAAGAATAGTGTCAATATTTGATTTACATGGTGAAAACTTTATGAACATTATATTCTCCTTTATTTCCATCTTCCTATTGCCATAGCTGAACAATAAGAAGCTCCTGTAGAAGTTGCATAACCCCTAAACGCACAACTTGTAGAATAGGTGTTTGAGTCTGCTGTAGTTGAGTTGTAGTAACCTACACCGGAAGTGTTCTCCATAAAATACCATGAGACAGCATAGCTAGTAGCATCCACGAATGACATAGGGAATGTCCACGTTACATCTCTTGCGGCTTGTGCGCCTGTACCTGTCATAGCTAATTTATTTGGGGTATATTGTATTAGTGTACCATCGGAAAACTTTACATAGTTACCATTAGAATTGCTTCCAGAGTCCTCAATAGTAATGCCAACCAAAGCTCCGGGGGAAAATACTTGTAAAGCATTATTCCATTTTCCTATTGCTGACCATGCTACCTTTCCTGATTCACCAGAGGTAGAAGCAACTCTAAATATGGTCATAACACTAGAAGATTGAATTTGAGTAAAGGAACTCCAAGCCAAATTTGTGTTAGTTACCGCTGAAGAAGTAGGGGAGTATGTAGCGTCCGCAAAAGCTTGCGGAAATAGTACAATTGCTGAGCCATAATAGTTATTCCCAACTAAAGTAGTACAAGATATAGTTGCTGTTGTACCCCATTGTTCCATTGTCCCATCTACATATTTTACATAATACCCGTTAGCATTTGACCCTGATTCATAAATACCAGTAGGAACTGCTTCGGCGCTATTTCCATTGGATATTTTTCTAACTCTCCATCGAAGAGAACCGATTCCTGCCGACCAATGAGAGGTTCCAGCCCTATAGGTGAAGAATCGAATTTGCACATCAGTAGAGGGAAGAGCAGATGCAGGGTTATAGAATAGCGCACCCGTTACCCCGTTACCGTTGTTTATGATGTCTGCACCGTTAATTGTCAGGACTGGAACTGTTCCATCGAGCCATCGCTTGTTTGTAGAATCATAGAATTCAAGATACAGTTTATCAGTCGGCTGAATCGGTCGAGTAAACCGAACTTGTCGAATTCTAGCTCCAGAGAATGTGAACAGCGCACTCGATCCGTCTGGGCCATTGACGAAACTTGTCAAGTCGTTTGCGTCGGCCACCGAAGAATTGGAAGCAAACTCTTGAAAGTCAGTTATTAAGTTTGTAGAAGCTGACCATCCAGAAATAGGAATAGAAGCATAAAAAGATAAAATATTAGTGGATGAAGCTACACTTGTGGCTAGTGCTTTTGATAATATAGATGTGGAGCCACTATCCACACCAATCGTTACATAACTCTTAGATTGCTCATTAAGAATACCATATCTATATGCTCCTGTTGCAGAACTTCTACCTAGAGAACCTACCAACTCCAAAGTTGGGGTATTAGAAGTAGTTATATAGCCTTCTGGAATAGAAATTCTTGCTTCTACACCAGTTGCAACACCTGATGTAAATGTTCCCTTTATTTCCATAGAAGAACCAACTCTTCTCCACTTAAAGTTGATATTTGTTGGTGTTCCAAATCCAGTAAAAGTTGGAGTATAGCTAGTCCATTCTGAAATTACAGAACCTAAAGCAGTATTTGACTTTCTTACTGCTGTTACTATAGCTCCTTGAGCGGGAGTAGGTAGTGAAGCTATTGTTGTCTGATCTGTTGTTGCTATATAAACACAATAAGAAGTTGTTTTTGTATTTGAAGTAGTATAAGAGCTACCAAATCTATTATCAGGAAGAATTTGATAATGTTTGTTAGGAGTTTTATTCTTTACATATAGTCTTATTATCTTTTCTGTAGTTGAAGTTGAATATACTACCGCCGCTACATCTGTTTCAGGAACTAAGTTTGATTTACCCTCAATTTCTATAAATGTTGAAGGAATGAGAGTATTAAACTCTGTTGCATTAGCATGAGAATCTAAATTTGACTTTATATGAAGTGTAAAATCTTCAAGCTGTTCTGGTGTTACATTATTTGATTCACTATTCTCTAAAAACTTTATTGCTAATGCTATTGAATGCCCATTTAAGTAAGAACCATTATATGTATATCTAATATACCCATAGTAAGACCATTGATCTGTTTTATCAGTTGTATTAGATATAGTAGTACCCAAATATTTACCATATTGAGTATAGGTAGAAACATCTGCTGATGCAGAATCCATTGAACTTCCGCGCTGTCCAGCGTGAAGAGTTACAGAAGTATTTCTATATGCACCTACAGTTGGATTTACTGTCAAAGCTCCTGTAGCCCAAGACCAATCATTCTGTGTTAATGGGGTTGTTTTTATTGTTACTGCTGTTGTCTTATACTTATAAACATCAATATAAGCATTTATAGCATCAAAAGATATGCGACAATTAAGAAGTACATAACCATTTTCTGCGTTAGTTTGAGTATTATTAGAGTGGGAGGTATTTGCAAAAAGAGCAGAATACTGATTGGAATAATCTCCAGAATAATAGGCAAGATTAGCAGTAATTGTGGTGTTAGTTTCTGTTCCTGTTGCTGTATAGGCACGAACATTAAATACTACATGATTGTCGGTGGAGGTCATAGGAATAGTAGCTATTCTGTAGTAACCCTCGGAAGTTGTAGTTGTAGTGGTGTAGGTAACAGGATTTTTAGCAAAAGAGGAATCAATAGTGGCAGAAATAGCCGCATTTGAACCACCATTAAAGGATGCTGACCCCGTTACATCCCCGGTTAATGATATTGTTCGAGAGGTTTGCAAGGTTGAGGCAGTTGAAGCATTACCTGTCAAAGCACCAACAAAAGAAGTTGAAGTAACAGAAGAAAGTCCTGCTAAAGTTGTAGAACTGCTACCCAAAGAAATTGCAGTAGTTCCAATGGTAATGGAAGAATTTGCTAATTGTGCATTAGTAATTCCTGCTGTTGCTGACAAGTTAGATGTAGTTAGTCCTGAAACTGCGTGAGTATGGGTTGTAGTAGTAACAGAGTTTGTGCTTGTATTTGTTACTGATGAAGGTGTCCCCATCCCTATGACTTGTCCAGTTAGAGATAAACCATGATTGGTAGCTAGTGTAACTGCAACGTGCTTATCAAATCCTAATTTATTAAAAGCAGTTAGAATAGAGTCAGTTGCAGATATTGTTCCTGATGCGGCGGAATATCCAGTTAATAACTTATTTGTTACAACAGAAGTTGTATACCATGAGTGTCCCGCTTCGGTATTAGTGTGCTTATCAAATCCTAATTTTTCTATAGCAGTTTCAATAGTATCTGTATTAGTAATTGTTCCAGAAACGGCTACATATCCAGATAAAATAGCGGCTGTTGGAGTATAGGAGGCAGAGGGTAAATAAGTTGTATTGTCATAAGATAAAGCTGTCCCTGTTGCTCTAACTAAACCTGTTCCATTTATAATGTTTATATTTGCAGAGCCATCAAAGGAGACACCTTGAATTGTTCTAGCTGTTTGTAAAGTTGTAGCAGTTGAAGCGTTTCCTGATAAAGCCGCTGTAACAGTTACGAAAGTAGGAGAAGAAGTAGTACCTAAATCTTGATTTATTGTATCTAGGTTTGCTTTATTACTATGAGTATGATTATTGGTATATGCTGTTGTCCAGTTTGTTATTTGAGTGTCAGTAACGTGTCGAATAGTTGTGGAGTCAACGTGAGAAATAACACCAGTAGTATTACTGTAAGAAATTGGGGAAGTGGCAGATATTAAAGCTCTAACCTCTTCTGGTGTTACCGACCCACCAGAACTTTCTCCTGTGATTACTAATTTATCCCCTGTGTCAAAAGTTAGTCTAATAGTTAGAGGGTCTTCTGTTATTACCTCTCTATCTATAATACCAAACTTATCTCTACCATTAAGAGTTCCGGTAAGATTACCAACAAACTCTCCATTTATAGAAATAGTATCTTCTGATTTTGTGTTTAGATGAGAGGATATTGCTGATCCGACCTTCATCCAAATTTCTTCAAGTTTATCTCTTGCTTCTTTTGGTGCAGAAGGATCAATAATAGCAGAAGCTATTGATTTTCCTAGAATAGTTTTATTTAGCATATATTAAACACCTACAGTAATACTACCTGAATGGGGTACTCCTGTCAAAAGACAGAAAGGTAGGGCACACGCTGGCCCCGGAACGGGAGAAGGAGCGGTTACACCTGATGGGAATCTTAGCAATGCAGTATTCAAAAATAGTGAGGGTGCATTTAAAGATATATTTACTGCACTTGTGATTGTAACACCACCACCACCTGTAAGAGTAATAACCCCTGCGGCAGTAGTAATACTTGCTGTTCCCGCTAATACAGTAACGCTATAACTTCCAGCGGCTATATTTGTTTTTGAACCGCCAGCAACAATATTTTTTGTTTCACCCTCAAGTCCAATAGTTTCTTCTTTACCTTGAGCAATTAGTGTATTTTTCTTTCCAGAAATATATTCAGAATCATTTCCTGCAACAACCATCTGGTGTGATCCAGAAATATTTTCTTTCATTGATCCAGTAACATTAGTGTATTTTCCAGAAGTGTTTTCTTCAATAGTAGGAGCATTAAGCTCTACCTTTCCAGAGAATGTTTCTGATCTTGTTGTTCCTTCTGCTCTTAAATCTCCATTAGCTGAAATATACATTACATATCCGGGGTTTTTTACCCAAAATGAGCCATCGGCTCCATATAGATAAACCACTCTTGTAGGGTATATAACACCTGATTGGCCTGTTTCTCTATTACTAAAACTTATTGAGGTTCCTGCCATCTTAGTAATATGTAAATCAGAAAAACTAGATTTTCTATATCCTGCTGATTCCTCTGCTTCATTGATTTCATCAAGTATTGATCTAAGATTTGTTCCAGTAACAGGTTGTGCATACCCTAGAATAAATCCTATCTGGAAATCTTCTGTTGTTAAAGCCCAAACTACATCATCTTTTTTATATACAGAGTCTTCACCACCAAAAAAATTAGCATAGTATGGTAATAAATCTGTTTCTGCTATATCTTCCATGTCTGGAATAACTCTACACTGAAATGTGTTTGTTGGATGGTCTTCTCTTGTTATATCACGAGAAGATACTATAAGGGCTTGCTTTAGTTGATAATTCATTTATTCCTCTTTAGTAATAGTTACTTGTGTTCCTTTCCGGCAAATATGTTCATTTAAGAAATGATTTGATTCTAAAATAGAAAAAGACTCCTCGGACTCTTTTATCCGTGGGGTCTTTTCTATATTGCTTAAAAATAATTTTTTGTAAAGTTCAATAAATTTATCCATAGTTTTATCTCCTATGGATAATTAGTGTTTTCTACATAACTCTATCCATTGAGGATGCTCCAACCTCAGCAATAATGTTCTTTGATAAAGTTGACAAAATAAACTGTTGTGATTGCCATGCGTCCAGAAGTCTTTTTAAAAATGACTCCTTATTTTCTAGCACCCTTAGCTCTTCTTTCCAACCTTGTAGTTCAAATTGATTTTCATTACGAACCATAAGCTCAAGTTCTTTTTGTGATGCCCATTTCTGAGCAGTTAGTTCTATTCTATTTTCTCTATTCTTGATATAAATGAACTTTTCTGCATACCAGTTTTGGTATTCCTCTTCCTTTTGTTGTAACTCGATTCGTGCTATATTATATAAGCTAATTAGAGTAAGATACACCCCTTCATAAGACCTCAAAGCATTATTTAATGAATAGAAAGATATTTCTTCCTCTGCTCCAAGTGAGGCATATTTCTTCATTTTATCTATTTGTTCATTTACAAACTTGAGAAACTTATCTGTATCATTTTCTACAGGCTGTCTATTATTCAAAGGCTATCTCCAGAGGTTCCTGTTGTAGTAGTTACTGCACCTGTGGTTGAGGCATACCACGGTGGCGTAGTATAAGTATGATAAGGAGGATAACCCGTAGGATAATATGGATATGTATATACTGGATAGTGAGACAACTTATCCCTATCAAAAATATCCTTTAGTTTTGCATAGATAACTCTAGCTTCATTATTATCAAGTTCCAATAAAGTAACTGTTCCATCATCATTTTCTATAGTTATTTTTATTTGTGTACTAACTTCTATTTTGTTACTCATCATTATCTCCTTTATTTGAAAGAATATCAAAAATCATCTTTTTTGTATCCTTTCCTGCAAATTCATATTCATCTAACTTATCAATAGTAACCCAATCATAATCTACATTCTCCCAATCGAGTGTGGGATCATCTTGGGTTGTTTTTGCAGTATACACATAAGTAATACCACCATCACTTTGCATAAGTGTAACGTACTTTAGGTTATAAATAGAAAGTTGTGTTTCTTCTTTAACCTCTCTAGTCAAAGCATCATCAAGACCTTCATTCTGTTTTACAACCCCACCTACAAGCGACCATTTATTAGGTTCCCACTCTGCTGTTGATCCGCGTTTTACAATAAGAATTTCACCAACCTTATTTTCAATAGCGGCAATAACATATTTCTGATTTTGTGCAGACTCTTGTTGCAATTTATAAATATTACTCATACTCATCTTCTTTTCTCCTCTAATGTTCGTTCCATACTTTCCCTAACAAATGACATTGAATCCTCTAAGCCATGATAGAAACTAAGCATGTTCCATCTGGCATCCTTGAATTGATACCCTAAAATAAGATTATCATTGATTGTTGTCGCTGGCGCAGTAATATAAACATTTTCCTTGGTAGCCTTTAGACTCCACGACATTATTAAACCTCCTTAGATACTCAGATGTTGGCTCTTTATAAAAGCACATAACATAGTCTGAATTTTCTAACACATCCTCCATAGAACCAAGTTCCCTATCCTCTTTCTTTATATCCTTATCTTCTCGGAATACCACGATGGAGTGCCCCTTGTTTCCATTATATTTTTCAATAAGTTCACTAATATGTGTCCCTTCTACATAGTTAAAAATAACACTATCTTCTAACTTTGTAAGTTCTTCAATAGTTTCACTAAGGAAAGAATAGCTCTTCTTATTTAGTTCTCCCACAATACCTAGAAACATAGGGCACTCCTTATTAGTAGTTATTAGAACATTGGTTCTAATGTCTCTTCCTCAATATCTTCCTCTTCACCCTCACTATCCTCTGAATCATCAAGAATAGAATGAGTGGTGAATGACTTATTTACAATATCCTTGCACTCATTAAAAATATCAGGGTGTTCATGGAGGAATGATAGAAGTGAGTCTCTACCCTGTCCCTTGAAACCCCACTCTTCATTAGAAATCCAAGAACCAGCAACCTTTACAAGACCCAAGTTAATAATAAAAGAAATATATTCTGCATCGGGGCTAAATCCTGTTCCATAGAGTAGTTCAAGTTCGGCTGACCGCTTTGGAAAACCAATCTTGCTCTTAATATTTTTTACTCTAATGGAATTTCCTATAACTTCTTTCTTATCAAGAATATCCTCTATTCTGGATACTCTACCTCTCCATGAAGCATAGAACTTAATAGCTCTACCTCCGGGTGAAGACTCAGGAGGGGGCATACCCGGAGCGGAATACCCACCAATTTTATCTCTAACCTGATTAAGCAATAGTAAAGAAGATTCGTATCTACTCAAATACGGGTTTATCTTTCGTAAACCTTGAGAGAACAATGCCGCAGTCCTACCAAAGTTTGCACTACCATATTCCTTTTCCATTTCTGTTTCTGATCCTGTAGCGGCAACAGAATCCCAAACAATTAGACCAATCTCACCTGTTTTTACTAAATCCTCAGCAATAGTAAAAGCTTCTTCACCATTTAGGGGTCTAACAAAAATAAGCTTATCTTCTGATAGATCAAGTCCTGCTGTTTGAGCATACTTTTTGTCAAAAGTATGTTCAATATCTAAATATAATACAGTTGATGGGCCATCTGTTCTCTTCTGTACTTGACCTCCAATATAAGATGAAATGACCGTATTATGGGATATAACCCCGTTCGCAATAAAGGAATGCGAGTCCCCAACCTCCATATCACAAGTAATAATAGGGTTTATTTCCTCTATACTAACGATCCTATCAAAATAGTAATCCAATGGCAAGGTAGCCTCCAATACACAGAGGGCTTCGTTATAATTATTTTCCTTAAAATATTTCTTTACTCTATTAATGGAAGGAAGGGTGATAATGTTTCGTTCCATACCATCTTGCATTTTTTTATATGTCTTTTTGGTTCTATTAGGGATATAACTATAAATATTCTTGTAGAGGTTTGAAACATAAGGAATTGTATCATGGTTTGATTCCCCTACAAAAACAAACTCCTGTGATTGGGTTTTCCTAAGTTCAGAAACAAATCCAATATTAGATAAATAGTCGGAACAACTCCTTCCTCTAAGACTAATTCTACCGTACCAATTATCAGGGTATGCTTTTACTTTCTTTTGGGAAATAAAAGAAATGTAACCAAGATAATCAAGTAACATATGAATTCCATATAAAAGCTCCTCACTAGCGGAGGAAACCTCGATTCCTCTTTTATCTACACTACTTTCGCAGTCGAGATAGCCTTGTAGGAAGGAAGCCATAAAGTCCTTATCACTTCTGAAAACTATCTCAGGAACTTTTTTATTTTTGGCAATACCACTCTCAAAGCCATACTTGTTGTAGAAAGAGTTTACTCCCTCCTTTTTATAAAATCTAAAGTCCTGAGAATTATCTTTATTGTATATTTTAGGGTCAACCCCAAGCATACGAGGAAACTCTTGCATAATATAGTTTTTAATAGAGGGGTCATCATTTGTAACAGCTATAAAACTATTATTAAAATATCCGTCTGCAACTAAAATACCAAGAGAGTAAGCCTCTTTATGAAAAACTTTAGGTGAGTATGGCTCCTTTCTGTGTTTTACAAGGTAATCCCCAACTTTTAGTTCGCTGAGTTCTCTCCATTCAAAGGTACTATTTTCTGTATATACATAGAATGGATTATTGGTGGTGGCGGTAATTTTTGTTCCAATATTGGTTGTTATTGTTTTTACCTCCTTTACCCCATTCTTTGTGTAATTTAGAATAGGTTTCCACTCACCTTTGTGGTCTTTTACTTTTATGCTGGTTGTAGCTGGAATAATTTCCTCAGTTTCATCTAAATCGATCCCGGCATCAGTAAATAATTCCCTAAAAGATAGTAAGCCTTTATCAGTTTCGACTTTAGTATCTGGATGATAGCACTTGCCGCCACTTTCAGGCCCGAGCAGTTCAACTACTCTACCCATAGGGAACCCACCACCAAAAATATAATTTAGTTGTGGACTAGATAGGATTAATCTAGGTACAACTCCTGCGACCTCAACACTAGGAATTGAATCCTTATATGTTTTCTTTAATTTTGTAAGGGCATTTGATAGCTCTTTATTCATCATATCTCCTTAGTAAAAATTGTTCTATAGTCATTTTCATGGATGGGCTTTTCTCTGATCTAGTATTATTAAAGTGAAGGAACTCATATAATACATTACTACGATCAATAGGCCCAATGAACTCGTCTAAACTTCCGTAATCAAACTTTTTATTAGAGTATACCTGATTCCAGTAATTTCTAATAATACCAAATTGTTTTGGATTCCAATCAAAATAATTATACTTCCACACAAAGGCATACATAAACTCTGCCAAATCTTTTTTTATATTTCCTCTATGATGCTCTAAAAAGTTTTCTAGTAAATCTACCTTTATAGAATTATTTATATCTTTATAAAACTCGTACTGTTGTTCCCTCTTCTCGATTGAAGCAGATCGTAAACTTTTCTTTTCTTTAGGCATGACCAGAACTACATTATCTAATGAGAATAATTCATATAGCTTGTCAAAGTTTATTTTTATTCTTCTAAGCGCGTGTGGGCCATTATACAAAATTGTAATAACCCCAATCTCAGACATTCTTCTAAAAGATTCTCTTTGATGATATGCGTTTATTGCAAACTTTTCTTCAATATCATTTACTGTCCTGTAAAAAAATCCATCAGTAAGTTTTTCCGGTTTCGTTTCCTTCAACATATTATAAAAGGATATGGTGTTAGAAAGCAAAAAAGCATCCGTACCATTACCCTTGAACATTTTCATAAAAGAATCATGTACCTGTGTAAACCGGGAATTTGTAAGATATGCAATAAACATATCTTCATTTATATTCATGCGTCCCCCAATAAATAATTTGTCAGTACCAATAATGTTTTCTCAGTTGAAACCACCTTTTCTAAAGCTCTTTGAAGTATAATATAATGTATATTGTCTTTTTTTATCTGTCTTTCTTCCATTTTCTTTTCTATAAGTCCTACAATTGAGTCTTTATTATACTTCTTCCAGCCTATTCCAGAGAGTTCAGTCCTAAACATATCGGTAATGATGCTATTTAGTGGGTTTGGCTCTTTTGCTTCCTTTTTCTCCAAATTCTCTATGTGCATACCATATCCTAATTTCATAGGGGACTCCTTCTAGGGGATATCGCCATTCTATCTTTATTTTCCTGTAGAGTTTGAGCCATAGACCCGGATTTAATAAAATCAACAAACTTTGTAATAATATATGCAACTTTTAGATTATACCCTTTAGATACTTCATACATATTTGTATATATTTTCATCAATAGAGATAACTTAGGGTGCTGACTCAAAGCCTCTATTTGATCTTGGAAGTATTCGTTTGTTGTATACCCTGTTATAGAGTATTGATAAGCTTGTGATAGGGTGGCATAAGTAATATTAAAGAAATCATTAAGGTCTACACCTTCAATCTTTCTAAAAAATTCCTTATTTCCTGAAAGCAAATCAGATAATAGTTCGCTTATTGTAGTGTCATCTACAATACCTAAGTTCATTCTAATATCTTCTGGTGTATAAAACTTACCTACTACACACTTTTCAAAAGATTGAATTGCTGTTCTCAATGAACCACGAGAAGATGAGGCTATAGATGAAAGACCTTGAAGTCTGAAAGAGTCTGGAATTGATTTATCTTCCCATAGCCCTAATTTATCCATTGTACCTTTCAAAGCATACATAATATCCTTTGAGGTAAATGACTTAAAATTATAAGATTGACAACGACTGGTAATTGCTACAGGAAGTCCCGAGGCTACCATTGATAAAAGGATAAAATAAATCTTTTCTCTTGGCTTTTCAAGCATCTTTAGCATTGCATTTTTAGCGGCTGTTGAAAGCTGATCGGATTCCTCTATAATAAGAATACGATTCTTGTCCCACATGGGGGCAGTATCCGCAATTTGCATGAATGAGGTTACATCTTCTTTACCTGAGAAAGAAGAACCATCCAAAACACGAACATCACGATCAAACCTTTCTTCAATAATTGATAGACAGGAGGGGCAAGTCCCGCAAGGATCACCATGTTCATTTGGATTTTTACAATTAATCGTCATAGCAACTATTTGAGCAACAGAAGTTTTACCAGTTCCAGAGTTACCTTTAAATAACATAGCTGTTGGCCATGTATTTGTTTTTACTCTTTCCTTTAGTTCTTTAACTACTGATTCTTGACCAAAAACTTCGGTAAGTTTCTTAGGTCGCAATGAAATTGAGTATTGGCTTACCATACCTATATATTCCCCTATAAGTGAAGATATATATAGTATAGACGTTTTACAGAAAAATTATTCGCTTATACGATTGAACTTTAAAACATCTTTTTCATAAGTGAAGTCTAAGGCGGGCTTTGTTATGGTTATTGTAGTAGTGGCCTGATTCCTAACAAAGGTATGAACAACTTCTGACACCAAATACTTTTGAGAAAATATACTAGAAGCAGTCTCAGATGAAGTTATATAAAAATAAATAGTCCTACCCGGAACAATATCAAAAGTTATATTTCCAGTTAGCTCCATTCTAAAGCTATCTGCCCTTTCTTTATTTATAGCATTAGTTATTTTATTAACTATTTCCTCGTAATTGTTGAGGGAATCATCTGTAATGACTTTTGTTATATCTTTATTAGTATTCTTTAGCTCTGTTATCATACTAAATCTTTTTTTTGAAGTAAAATAAAGTTTTGAGGGTTCTACCTTATTTGTAATACCTAATGATCTTGTATTATATACTATTTTTGGATTAGAGAAGGCCCATAATGTTTGTTTGCTGGTGTTCCTATTACTCAAGAGTATTATTTTATTTAGGAAGAATACCCTATTAAATAATATATCATCTTCTAACCAAGAAGAAAATGCTGAAATACCTTCTGAGCTAGGATCAATAGCTAGGTATAATTCATACTTTGAATCTATATCCGCGCATGAAGACACCATAAATCTCTCATAAATATCTGTATACATGAATGAGAGCGATGAATCTTTACCTTTTACACTATTCTTTAGTCTATTTTCTATAAAGGAGGATATTGTCTGATTTGTTCTATATCTGGTTTGAACCTCGTCCCAAGATTCATCTATGAAATAAGATATTTCAGGATGATCTTCTACAATGGCTTCCTCAATTATACTTGATATTTTTCCTCTATAGGCTTTTGATTTTACCTTTTGAGTAAAGTACCAAGGGGACACAAGCATGACATCATAAAACTGTCCTAACTCCTTTGAGTTTGCTCCGGGGCCATTTTTAAATGATAAAACACCCATTCTTATAACTATTGGTTCTGTATGATTTTTACTATAAAACTCAAAATTTACTATTCTACCTGTGTTTAGAAGTCCTGAGTCAATCATACTTGACCCTGCACTAAATACCCATTTTGCAGAAGAAAATAAATTGTCTTTAGACATATAAAATTCTAATACTTCTGTTGTCATTGGTAGCGTAGAAGTATCAATCTCTTCTCCTTCAAATATAGGTTGCCATAGTACAGATTGTTGAAAATTTCTCATTTTAGTATACTACCTTCTTCATAAACTCAAGTAGATCAGAGTATTCCGGTAAGTTTATTTCATTAAAATCATATAATTTAGATATGTGGGAAATATTATTTATATCTAAAACTATATCTTCGTATGCTGGTTGCTTATAAAGAGAGTTCATAATTAGATAAGGCTTATTAAAAAATTGCTCTGTTGGCTCAAACTTATATGGTGGTTTTCTATAAATAAATAAAGTATAGTCTATAGATAAAACATCCGGGTATGTTTCATTATCATAGGTATCCAATACTTCCGATTCTATCATAATATCATATCTTGAAATCATATCTGGTTCTCCTTATTTTGATTCCTTAACAAAATCAGAATAAACCAATATATCCTGAGATTCTAAAGATATATTTACTGTACCTTTTATGGGATAATATTTTGCATCTTTATTTAAGGATAATTGATTACTAAAAGTATAGGTAATACTCTTTACTATCAAATTTTTAATTGATACATAACTTACTACATCAGTACCAGATGATGTTGTCAAACCAAAATCTACAGACCAAGTTCTATCCTGTTTTACATAGTCTGCAACAGAATCTAAAATATTATCTAAGGCATTTGCACTCTTAGTTATTTTAGATGTATCTACATCCCCTACGGTTCAAGTGGCACTTTTTTTTATTCCTAATGTTGTACCTAAAGAGTTTAGAGTGGCGAGGGTGTATGCCCCAAAAGCAGATACCGCTCCGGGTATTGGCCCTGAAAGAGCGCCATCTTCTATACCAAACATTTCTTGTGGTGAGCCTAAAGCCATTAGCTTCATAATAGGATCATAAACTTCTGCCTTTGCATCCCATAGTCCAGAGCTACCTCTATTGAAATCAAGTGTAAGTGCTATAGCCGCTGGCTTTGTTCCTGCCCATGCTTGCCTAAAATATTTTTTGTTGTATAACTTTAAACCAAGCATATCTTGGAGTCTAAAAATTAAATCAGCACCTACTGCAAGTGATGAATCAGCAAAATCTGCGGCAGAGGTTACTGTTTTTCTAACCCAATCAAAAAATTCTTTTATAGGCTCAAATGTTTGGTGAGCAACAGACATACTCATTTCTTTTGAGTAGGGTATAACAAATGTATCCCCTGATGGAAATTGAGATATTTTTACTGCTGGTGATCTTACACTACCTACAAGATTATACATAGCCATAATTCATGTTCCTTTTTAATATGATGCTATTGTCATTTTAGTAGAAGGTGTGGCTCTTATACCATTATCTTCTTTAGTAAACTCTTTTTTATCAAGAGTTTTAGTATTTAGTTTCATTTCTTCAAGTAAAGATCGATTGAGTTCTACAAGTTCTGAAATTTTAGATAATACTTCTGTATTAGATAACTCAGATTTTATAGGAATATCCTTAGTGCTAGTATCTAATTCTTTTTTAAAGTTTGCGTATTCTTTAGCTTCTTGTGGAGATAAAACAACCTCTCCGGCTAACAATTTTGCATCAACTTCTTCATTACTATTACCACCAACATAATTTCCAGTCAGGAATCGTGGTGATACATAAGATGGTCTTACTACTCCACCAGTATGATATTTATCAAGAATAGATGAATAGGAAGGATCATCATATAGCTTCCATATAATATTGTATTCTTTTTCCCCAGTATCATTTTTAATTTCTGTTATTTTATTAAAGAGTTTTTTTGCATCATCATCTTTATCTTTCTTTCTTTTTATATTAGTCCATTTTGAACTATATTCATACGATTTTTCAAACTCAGTCATTTCCGCTCTTTTTTCAGCAGGAGATAAAATATCCTCTACAGATGGTGGAGTGTAAGCACCTCCTTCTAGAGTAGCATTCATAGTTCCTAAGTTATATTCTCGTTCTGCGGCTTCTGGTGTGTATCCTTTATCAGTATATGCTTTAATTGTATCTTTCTTTTCGTCAGAGATTAGTTTATTTACCGCTATACCTAATGCGGTTAATGCGGCACCACCAGCAAGTATACCTAATATTGGTAATAATGCTGGTAATAGTGCTGTTAGCGAAGCAAGAACACCTCCACCTAATCCAATTTTTTCTAGTAATCCTTTTTGGTTTTCTAACATTGATGAAAAATTACTATCATCCATTTTCTTTAGTATCTTAGTAAACCCCGCTTCCATAGTATTTCCTACATAAATACTACCATTTACCCACTTACCGGATAGCTTCATCAAATCACCTTTAGATGGGTCAGACTTAGCAGGAGCATCCTCTGATTTATTTGATGATTCCTTAAACATATCACTAGGCTTCTGCCCTGTAGGCCCAAACCCACCCATACCATCTGGCATAGTAAAGTTAACCCCTAAGTTTTCAAAAGCATATTGTCTTTTTCTACTTGCTAAGTCTCTTTCAAGACCCTTAGAGGCCATTTCAGCATTTCTAACATTTTCAGATTCACCTGTTCCAAGTACGAATCTTCTTTTACTTTGCTCAAACTCACTTTCACCTAATCCTAAATAACCTGATTTTATCCCCGCCCGTTCCTTTGCTCTCTGCGCTTGTGCAGTACCTTCTTCTCCGGGGGTAATCTTACCAAATATTCTTCTTAGTAATGGGCTCTCTTTTAAAAATGCGTCCCCTATAGATGGAAGTAAGTTTTTATCTTGATATTTTACAAAGTCTTTGGCATACTGTTTTTGAATATCTTTCATATTGCTCTTGAAGACTTTATCATCCTTCAAGTATTTTGTAAAATATTCTATAGCCTTTGCATTATCCTTAAAAGTCTTATCTATTTGGTCAGTTGCAGTCTGAACATAAGCATTTAGAGTTCGTATCTGAGACTCAAAATGCTTTAGTATTTCTTTCTGTTCTTCCGAGAACGGTGTATGAGTATATTTTCCTGATCTTACATAGGTGTTTGAAATTTTACCAGTAGCTTGAGAATATGTTTTATTCATATTCTCGCTCATTGTGCTAAAGTTTTTTAACATATCATTCATTGAGTCTAGTAACTCAGACAAAACATCTGAGTTATCTGGAACTTTTCTAGATACACCTTCTATAAAATCACTCATACTATTTTCCTACTTTTTTTTATTGTTTGACTTTATTTCTTCTTCCATAGTATTATATAAATAAAAGAAAATATGGAAGGGTAATGACAATAAACTCTCAATAGTATTATTCGTCCTAGTCGTCATACGATATATCATATTCATCAGACTGGTATTTTTGTATGGCTGAAAGAATATTAAAGATTTGAAAGGAGAACCTCCTTATGCAACGTTCTCCGGTAATCGGGTTCAATACTTCTATATCTGGATTTATACCAAACTTAAAATTATTGAAATTCTCATCTATCTTTTTTGCCATCTTTATGTCAAAACGAATATTGTCTAATTTTCTAATTTTCTCTTCAAGGGATGCTTTTGATAAATCTTCACCATTCAATCTTTCTAGGTATAGCGCCTGTGAAGCTTTAGTAGCAAGAAGGGCTTTATCCATTTCCATTTTTTGCCATCTTATCATATCTCTTTCACTTATGATTGGAAGGTTATTCAAATTTTGTCCAGATTCAATATATCTCTGTCTAATTTCATATAATTGTTTTATTTTTGCAAACTCAGATATTCTTGACTCGAACACTTTCTCAATATAATTTTTTACAATAATACTATCACCATATCTTGAGTATGTAAGGAATGTTACCTCAAATGGTTCCTCTCCATTCTGAACTTTAGGTCTAATTGTAACACGCGCTTTCTTATCATTCTCTAAATCTTGAATGTTTACAGCCCGCAAGTCTAAGTCAATTCTAGGAACCCAAGTACCTTTCTCTAAAGCCTCTGCTTCTTTGTTCCTCTTATTTTGATTTAGATAGGCAATATCCTCATCATTCCAAGGAAATATAATTTGAGTAAGCATTGGAGTAAAATAGTTTGAATATATTTTTATCAATAGTTCTACTATTGCGTTCTCAGGCCAAAGACCTACATCTTCATTCCCATATATAAGAGAACTTAGTGTAGAAATTACTCTCTCTGGCAATATCTCCTCACTAATCATAGACAACTCAAGAAGATCAGAAGTAGTGAAGTTTCTTACATAAACAACCTCTGGAACGTTTAGCCTTCCTCTAGTTGACATTTGTATAGGTAAATATCCCACAGGAATTTGTCTTCTTTCTGTAGAAGTTCTTGTTTCAATGACCTTATTTGGCACGGTATTTGCATCGTCGTAGTCATTGTCTCTAATTATATTCATTTTTTCCCCTTATTTTAAGAAAGTATATTCAATTAGTGTTGCCAAAGACTTGACAACTACCTACTATTTTGGTATATTATATATAGATGAAGATTCTGGAGGTTATCTATGTTTATCGCTACTAGGAAAGAGTATAACAAGATCAACAATCTCATTGAAGTCTCCAATAGCCTCAAGATTGAGAATATGAATATGGCGGAAGAGCTTGAGCTAAAGAACTCTGTTATCAAAAAGATTGCGGAAAGTCTTTCTCTCTACGACCAGAATAGGCTCTCTGCTTCCGACACGATTAACTACCTAAAAGCAGAGCTTATGAAGGTGGTAATGGAATCGAGGGTTGTATAATATGCACACAATGGCTAAGATTTTGTTGGTTTCCTTGGTTCTTATGAGTTTGATTCTCTTTACTAAATATATCATAGATGGTATATGGAAGAATAATAAGAGTCCTATTGAAAGCATCAAAGATTTGCTAAAGGAGTTTTTCTAAAATGAACAGCGCACTACTATCTTTTATCTGGTCAAACCCTGACTGGAAAAATATTCTTACTGAGCCTCCTTACTGCCTATCTATTAAGGAAGATGCTGAGTATCCTAATTTTTATATTTTTTCATATAATCAGATTGAGTCTGATTTCTCAAACCCTGTAGTACAAGACTCTCGTGGTGTTGTTATTTATATCAATAACCCTATTGTTTATATTGCATGTAATCCATTCTCTAAGTTTTTCAACTATGGGGAGGTAAATGCGGCTAAGGTGGATTGGAATACTACTGAGGTTTTGGAAAAGATCGATGGGAGTCTCATTAAACTATGGTACAATATCCATGATAAGAAGTGGATGATTTCTACCAATGGTACAATAGATTCTTTCAAGACCACTCTACCTGACAACACCGGATTCTTCGGGGACATGGTATACTCTTTACTCTATAGCTATAAGCTTGATACCTCAAAGCTGGATCATTCCTCTACCTATATGTTTGAACTTGTTTCACCACATAATAGAGTTGTGGTTCCTTATCGTAACGAAGACCTCTACTACTTAGGCTCCAGAAATAATAAGACTGGAAAAGAATTTCACGATCATATCTGTGATATTTTTCCTCAGCCTAAGAAGTATTCTTTTGCTACATTCAACGATATTCTAAAGAACATTGAAGAACTTCCCTTCGATCAGGAGGGGTATGTTGTAGTTGATAAGTTTTATAATCGCCAAAAAATAAAAGGTTTAGAATACTTAAAATGCCATAGAATTCGTGGAAACACATTCACAAATAAAAGGGCTGTAGAACTATATTTTACTAATGAAGTTTCCGAATTTTTATGTTATTTTCCTGAATATACCCCTGAAATTAAAAAGGTAGAGCGTGTTATAAATGAAATAAAAAATTATATAAACAATAAATTAGAAATAATTAATAAAACTAAGTTTAGTTCTCAAAAAGATTTTGCTATTTTTATAAAGGACTTTAAGTTTACAAACTTCTTTTTTGGGTATAGGTCTGGAAAAATAAATAATATTGATTTTTTTATAAAAAATATACTTAATATTGACTATATAAAAAGAGAGTTGGATAACCTTTGAGTCGATCCCCTACTAACTAAATAGTGGGGGATTTTTTATGAATTATAACAATAATTACTATGATTATGTAAAATATGTAAGAAGCTTAGATAGAAAGAAAAAACATGGTATATACTACGAAAAACATCATATAATTCCTAAATGCTTGGGGGGTGATGACTCCAAAGAAAACTTAATTTTATTAACTTCAAGGGAACATTTTTTAGCTCATTTTCTTCTATGTAAAATATATAAAGATAGTCCTTATTTTCAAAAAGTATTAAGAGCATTTATGTGCATGACCTATAATAAAAAAATAAGATATTTTAACTCTAGATTATTTTCAAGACTAAAAGAAGAAAATAGAAAATTTCAGAGCGAAAATATGCTAGGTAGAAGAATACAACCTAATAATTATAAACATTCTGATATAACTAAACAGAAAATGTCAGCATCTAGAAAAGATAAAAAACCATCACTAGGGTTGAGGCATACAGTTGAATCAAAAGAAAAAATAAAAAAATCAATAAGTAATAAAATTAGAATGTATAATGATACCTTAGAAAAAGGGGCTTTTGTAGAAAAAGAAGAAATTGACTATTACTTATCATATGGATATAGACTTGGTAATAAAAAAACATCAGAAGACACAAAAAATAAAATAAAACAAAAATTATTAAGAAGAACTTTTAAAAAAGATCATAAGGAAAAAATTAGCAAGGCATTAAAAGGTAAAATGAAATCTATAGAAACTATTGAAAAAATAAAAAAATCTAAAAAACTAAATAAAAAGCCTATATCTCAAGATACTAGACAAAAATTATCAGAAGCATCTAAAGGTAGAGTATGGATGAACGACACTACTACAAATAAAATGATAAAAAAGGAGGATATTAACTATATGTTATCTTTGGGTTGGGTTTTAGGTAGGTCTGATATATCATCACCTAGTAGAAAAGTTGTGGATGCGGCTATAGCTTCTTTAAAAGGAAAGGCAAAAACAAAAGAATCTATACAAAAAAGATTAGATACTATGAAAAATAATAATTATAGAATAAGTGAAAAAACAAAAACTAAAATTTCTATAGCAAATAAAGGGAGAATTAGAATAACAAAAGGTACTGATGAAAAATGTATATACCCTATTGACTTAGACTATTGGATTTCTCTTGGGTGGGTAAGAGGTAGAAGAAAAAAACTGTAAATAAAAAAGGAGGCTGAGAAGCCTCCTTTATTTTTTAGTTTACTTGATCCACTACAACCTCTTCGAGAGTGTAGAACTTCTCGCTAGGTACATCATAGTAAATCTGCCCTGTTAGCTTATACTTGGATGCTACTTCCTTCCACCAATTTTTTTCATAGTTTTGGTTTTCTGCTAGAATCTCCATAGCGGCCTTATACATATCTGCAATTCTGGAAGAAGGTACTGACTCTGGAAAGTTAAAGGTATTTAGAAACTCCTTTGAAAGATTCATCTTAGTCATAATCATTGCAATTGCATCCACATCACCCTTCTCAAGAACAACATCTAGGAAAGTTTGCTTATAGCTCTTTTCCTGTTCTTTCTTCTCTGTAACTGCTTCATCTGACATATTAGTTACTCCTATTTAATTTATTTTACTCTTCAACGGAAGAGTCATTTTCTTCTACATATTCATAATCTATAGAAATCATTTTAGCTACCACAGAATCAATTTCTATAGATACAAAGTTTGGAACAATAACTGTAATATTTGGTATAAACTTTAGATCAGGATAACCGATAAGGTTTTCAACACTATTGACATACATTACCCCCGCCGATCTAAGAGTTGGAATCAAGTCAATTCCATCAATCTCTTCATTTTCACCCTTAGTATAATCTTGGAAAAAATTAATTTGGTAGACACCTGATGAAAGGTTATAGAAAGAACCTTTATTACCCTTTACCGCAGGAACAAACCCAATATAGTTTAGTATTGGGGGGTTATCCTTATAGATAGTGCATTCCCCAACACGATTTATTGATTGAATCTTTAGTGGGGTGCTATTTACCTTCATACATTCTCCTCTAATATTTGTTGTAGAGATAATTTTATTTTTTTATGTAGTAATTGTTGAAGAAAAGAACTATCCCCATCGTGAATATCCCCAACAAGCCTCTTTGCCAGATTAGATGGTTGAAACCTTGCTAAAACGTTTGATTCTCTTGCTCCCGCTACAAAGTTATCACCTAAATAGGTAAAACTCAAATTACCTAGAAATGGTACGGTAATATCTTTATCTGCCATAAGTTGATCTAACTGACGAATTAGTGTATATTCCAAAACCTCCCTAACTGTTGTCTGGCTATATCCAGACAGAGTTGAAATCTCTTCTACAAGACCTTTCTCAAAATCACCTAATTTTATGTACGCCATTATATTATGCTCCTATTTTCTCAGGTAGTGTTTTGATATGACTTATAATATACTCGCTTGTATAATTTGGATGCCAATATCCTGTCTCCCTTCTAAATTCAATTAGACTAAATCCAGAATCACCCTTCACCTTAGATAACTTATCAAATATTTCCATAGCCTTTACTCTTGGTAAACCTACAAGATCAGCCGCTTCCATCTTATCTCTTAGGTAAGAGTGTCCAGAATTATTAAACAAAGATCGAATGTATTCTTCCTCTTTTGTGGGTTTAGGTGGTTCTGGTTTCTTTTCTTCCTCTTTAAGTATAGTAGAAACTGGCTCTTGAATATCTACTTCCTTGACTATTTTATCTAATTTAGGTGCTACTTCTTCAACTTTTGGCTCAACCTTTTTAGGTGTTAGGGGCTTACCATAATCTTTTACTTTTTTTACAGTATCATTTGATTCCTCTACCTCATTTTCTACTTCTTTTTGTGCGGCTCTATTTATAGGTGTATAATCTAGCCTTGCGACAAAGTTCATAAGATTATTATAATCTGAATCTTCCTCATTTATATTCATGTGTGGGGACGTAGTAACAATTCCAACCTCGATACCTATAGCTAATAGTATTAGTAGGAAGAACATTACATACCTATCAGATACACCTAATGTTTCCCCAATCAACTGATACATTGTCTTTTTTGTTTCTAACTGCTTGGTAGTTTGTTCGTCTTTTAGCAACAAAATAGTATTATTTATTACTTCAATTTCTTTTAGTAATTTATCATTGCTTTCTTTATAAGGCTTTAACCTTGTTTCTATGTTAGCTCTTTTCCAAGCTGTATTAGGATCAGCAGGGTCTAATACTGCTATAGATTGATTGTAAGATTCAATAACCTTATCATTATCAGATATAATTTTATTTCTTGAATCAATCTTTGTTTGTTCAGCAGAAATTTTATCAGTGTTGTCAACTACGGTTGATGATCTGCTGGCTTTTTCAACTGTTACTAGAATAAAACCAAAAGTGGCGGCAACTGAAAGTGATGCCAAGCCTACATAAAGAACATAAAGACCTCGTGCAGTTCTTAGTTTCTTCGACCGCCTAAGTCTAACAGACACAATTTCAGGGCTTTTTATCTTCTTCATAGGGAATCTAATGCTGAACATACCTTGGATGTATTCTTTTATATATTTTAGCTTGAATAGGGTTGCTATATATTGAGACGTATTTGCCACGACTAGAGAATATATTTTTAGTAACTCTAAGGCAAGAGCTACCGCGACCATAATACCTTTCTCTAGCTTGGTTTCTGCCAAGTTTATATATAAGTTTACGGATAGAAAAGCGGATACAGCAAAGAATAGCCAAAAAGCTATAATTTTTATAGTATTGATTTGAATTAGCTTTTGAAACCAACGCAAAGGTTTATTTTCCATAGTTATTTCATATCTCCTGTTTGATATAATATTAGTATAGTATTTTTATGAAAAAAATATCTAAAAAAAGACGCCGGAAAAGCGTCTTTTTCTTTTATTATTATATATTATATAGTTAAGAGTAATAATATTATAGTATTGTATTCTTATTCTTTTATTCCTCTTAGCTATTCTTGGGCTCCGCCCTAAATATAATTAATATAATACAATTTAATATAATAGTATTACATCTACAAACTTTGCACAGGTACCTATGCAAACTTTGAACATCTCAACTTTGATATATATAGATTTCTATATATTACTATCCTAATTCCTAATAATAACGACCTTAGTAGACTCTCTCCAAAGGGTGATAATCTTCTCTTCAAGAGCATCAGCCCTTGAATTAAAGTGGTCATAGTTTGTAACACCGGGAATATCTGATTTGGCTTGAGTACGAAGCATATAGAAACCTCTAAGGATATAAGCCTTTGCCAGTTCCCTAACTTCACTTTGACGATTGAATGGAATATCATCCCAATCAGTAGAGTTTTGTGCCCATTCAATCTCAAGCATACCTCTTTTAGTAGTGTATCCTTTTATTCTACCTTGTTGAACCTGAACCCTTACCCTCGTTCTTGATCCATAATTGACTACACCTTGTCGTGCCGCCCGCTCCATGATATAAGTAGAAAAGTTATCCGTATCAACAAATCCTTGGCGACGGCTTGAGTTTATGTTAGGGGTAGCTATTGAACCTCTAGGGGCTATAGACATAAGAACTTCATCAAAGTATCGAGCCATAGGATTACCAGTGTTAGCTGTAATAGGATAACCCGGATTTAGGTAAACTCTTTGAGCGGTAAAAGCATAAGGTGGAATAGGAATTTCAAAATTGGTGCCAACAAGAGGATGGTTCTCAATAGTGATTATGGGGAACCACTTAAAATATTCCCTCATTGCTGGCTTTATCATATACTTTAGAATATCTTCTCTAGTATACTCCAATTCCTCAAAAGTTATAAATGGAATACCAATTTCTAGTAATATAGTGTTTAGTTCTTCTTCACTAATACTTATTGGATCAATATTGTTGAATGGCCTAAACATAGGATCAAAAGGAATTGTTATTGCCGCTAATTCTGTTCCTGTTAACAAGCAGTATATACTTGGATGAATTATATTCATAGTATCCGCAATAGTTTTATCAGCAGAGCTATAAATGTGGTAGTTATTCCAATTTATAGCAACATCATTTATAAAAGTTTTTGAAGAGAACATAATAGCGTTGTGGAAAGGGGTGCCCGGAGCGTTTAGTTGAAATATATCGTCCATTATAAAATCAAGAGAGTCCCCGGATAGAACCTTTGATCCCATAATAGCCCAAGCATCACGAATTCTATTGTGAGCAAAAGTCCGTAAAGCTTCTAATCTTGTCATTTTTTAACCTCATCTATAGATATTTTAGTTTCAAATGTATTATATTACTATTTAGTTATCTTGTAGTGATGGAGAAGAATTAATGAAAAATGTAATAAGAGTTCCAGATATTCCTAATACTATGACCTTTTGGCATGGTGGAGACTTAGATGCTATAGAGGATAGCAAAGCACAGCGGTCTAACAAAACTTGGTATGGGCCGGGGTTATATCTCATAACCCACTATGGGACTGCTAAAAAATATGCCAAAGGAAATAGAAAACTTTATTTAGTTACGGTACAAGAAGGGGTTGAACTAAACTCTGTGTCTATACCAATGGGAAAAGTTCTCATGTTTATTAAAGGTTACTGCATAGGGACAAAGCAAAAAGAAGTAATGGAGAGAATTTCTAAAAGGGAGAAAGATGGAAAAATAGAATCATCTTACTTTATAAATATATTATTAGATTCTAAGGCAATAAGCAACAACAATCTAATAAATCTAAGAAAGTTTTTGGTTCTTATGGGTATTGATTATGAACTTGTTAGCAATCCTTTTGGATGGCATGAAACCATGATGGTACTTTATAATACTAAAAAAATTGTAAAGATACAAAGAGTTCTACCACAAGACCAAATAGAAGAGTTTGACATAAATAATGTCAAATAACCTTGACGAAAACCACTATTTTTGTTAGATTATATATACATAAGCAAAGGAGTGTTAGAGCATGAAGAAAATTCTTGTTCTTATCTTAGTTCTTTTTAGTGTAGAGTTTTGCGCGGCACAGGATATATATGGAAAGTTTTCTATTAGTCCTGAGTCAAGGTCGATTTATACCGAAGCTACCTTTTATAGTAACGGTACTGTAACTTTTTATGGAGATAATACAAAAGAGTTTTCTTGGAAGTATGATAAAGAGTATAATATTTTATATATTGGAGATTTTGGGTTTTACTGTGAAATAAGGTATGAATCATTACCAGATGGTTCCGTTAAGGAAGTAATCAGACTTGTATGTGCATACCACGAGTATAAAACACCTGATGTTATTTTGACAAAGTATGTAAAGGAGGCAGAGTAATGAGTATAGAACTTCTAAAGAGAGAAGACGGAAAAATGCGATATGTTGCCAAGTGTGAATATTGCTCTGCCGCAATATCAACAGAAGTCTTTGTAGAGGATAAAAAGAAAGATAAGTTAGATGATATAAAAGAGTGGATACAAGACTTGGGTTGGGAGCATAATGAAAATAATAAATGCTGGTGCCCAAACTGCACCTAAAAAATAAGGAGGAAGTTATTCTAAAGTTATATAAATGCCGTGAGGTAAAAACCCCTGAATATGGTTCAGAGGGCGCGGCTGGTATCGATTTTTTTGTTCCAAAGTTTACAAAGGAACTTATTGAAAAGATCGAAGAAGATAACTATAAACTTTCAGAGGGGAGTTTTACAATAGAGAATGATACTATTATTGTGTATCCTAATACACGATTTATTCTACCTTTAGGCATTAGAGCTTATGTGCCTGAAAGTACCGCTCTTGTTGCAAAAAATAAAAGTGGTGTATCCTTGATTAAAGGGGTAGTAAAACTAGCAGAACTTGTTGATTCAGACTATCATGGTGAAATCTTCTTTACTTTACTTAACACTTCGAGAAAGGCTGTGTATATGAGGGAGAATGATAAAATTATCCAATTTATTCATACTCCAATACTAAGAGGTTTTGAAATGATTGATGACTATAAGGTTCATTCAGAAAGAGGGGAGGGAGCTTTAGGCTCAACAGGCTCCTAATATATAGGAGAAAATATTATGTTGTTCGATGATATGGTTGAAATTACAGGGTTGAAGGAAATTATGGAGTCTATTCCTCAATCTCCGAAGCACCACGCAGAAGGATCAATCTACCATCATTCAAGAATGGTGGCCGAATTATTGCCCGATACCGCTGATTATCAGGCTATGGCTTTGTTTCACGATTTAGGAAAAATAGATACTTTGTTTTTCAAGGAAAGTGATAAAGGAATAAAGATTCAAACGATAGGGCACGAAGATTTAGCAGTTCTATATATTCACAAGTATAAGGATGTCCTATCTGACTACTCTATTAACTGGAGAATGGTGCAAGAAGTATGCCAGTACCACATGAGGATGCACTTGTACTTAGACGGAGCTATAAAAAAGGATCATAAGAGGAAACTAATGGAGTTATTAGACTACTTTGACGCACTCACAACTTTCTCCAAGGCAGATAATAAAGGTAGGATAGCCTCCGGTGGTAAGCCCATCTTAATTCTGACCATAGGAATTCCGGGTAGTGGAAAAAGTACATGGGCAAGACAGTATTCCGAAAAAACCGGATATGTTAGGGTATGCCCTGATGATATTAGAAAGGAGATAACTGGAGAAGTATCAAACATTTCTAGGGATTCTGAGGTTTGGGCTATTGCCAAAGAGCGAGTAAACAAACTGCTGGACGAAGGTACTAATGTTATTTTTGATTCAACAATGATGAACTCTAAAACATTAACAACCTTTAAGATGCTATCAGGAAAAGCAATAGTTTGTTACAAAGTATTTAACTGTTCCTCAGAGGAAGCCAAAAAAAGAATATCCTTAGATATTAGCAATAATGTAGACCGATCAAAAGTACCGGAGCATATTGTTGATAAAATGTATTCAAACTATGATTCCATTGTTCAATCTTTGGACAAAAGATTTATTATCAAGGAGCAACACTAAAAATGAAAAAGAACCCTTTCGATCTTGTTCGGGTATCTGACTATCACGAGAGCCTACTTTCAACATGGCTACGCCTATCGAAAGATGGACTCGTAAAAAAGGATGATGTAGAAGGATTTGCTTATTTGGGGGCATTCTACACGGATTTCGTTATCAAGAACGAAACTCTACCTGAATATGATAAAGTTCTTGAATGGGTGGTAGCAACTAATTCATAAAAATAAACCCTCCTTTTAGGAGGGTTTTTATTTTACAAATTATCCAAGTATTCCTTGAATTCATGTTTAGTCCACCAAGGGAACGATGGTTTTCCAATTCTTATTCTCTTAGCAACATGCCTGAATCCCCATAGCCAGAATGGTAGCATTGTTACAATATCACCTCTCCTAGCAATATGTATTACATTCGTTAGTCTCCCCTTCAAAGCTTTTGAGGGTAGCCAAAAAACCCTTGGGCCAGCGAATGCGTAAGTAATAAGATTATCTTGAACTAATGGGATATTAAACCAAATATCTTCATGCGCCAAAACCGCTAAAGCCGCACCTTGAGAAATACCTGAGATAATTATTTTTTTAGGTTGTTTCTCAATAATTTTTTTCATAATATAATCTCTTCCGCTCTTGTATAAAGTAGCAAATCCTCTGTGCGCTCTCCATACTTTAGGCATTTCTGAATATGGCTTTTTTACTCCGGGTACTTTCATAAAAGCACCAATCATCTTGAAAAGCCATAATCCTCTATCCAGCAACCCTTTGTAGGCTACAGGTAAGGTGTCCATGTTATAAGCCCAATCTCTATCAGAAACAGTATATTGAAACAAAAGATAAAGAGTATCCTCTTTTTCTTCTATCCTATATTGCATTCCATCACCTACTGTCTCCCACGGGCCTATCATAGCCATTTCATAAATATATTTCATATTATATACCCCTTTTTATAGTTCTAATAATCCTAAATTTAAAAAATTAATTAAAGTATTTAGAGCATTTTTCTTGAACCACTCAATATTGAATGACTCTGAATTTATAATATCTTTCATATTATTCCAAACATAATCAAAAACACCTTCTAGGGTTTCTTTAGAATGTCCCCTATAAGAACTAAAATGATCACTCCATATGTCTCTAACAGCTTCATCTACATAATAATCCATAGCTCCCTCTTGTGCTTTATATTCTGCTCTTTCTATTTGATCCTCAGAGTAGTAGTCTACATTATGAGTAACATACCTACCTTCCTCATATCCAGTTCCATCACAATAAGAACATTTTATATTGTTTTCCTTTGCAAAATTATATATTTGTTCAGGAGAACCCCTTCTATTATATATTTGAGGGTTTGATACTGTAGGCATTGGTATATAAAAATTTTGTACTTTATCTTTTATATCATTTCTTATGTTTGAATATTTTTCTGGACTAAGTTGTAAAGGTAAATAATATTTTTTTCCTTCACAATTTTCACATTTTTCAGCATCTTCTATATTTTCAGGTTCCTCATCTATATATTCCCAAGGTTTTATTCTACCCTCTTCACCTGTTATATCGTCCCAAAAACCTTTATTAAAACCATATTCAACAATTGCTGTTGTTATCAAACTTTTATCTTCTATAATATCGGATAGAGAATCACCTTTTTCTGTAACAGTATAGAAACTAGGAGTGTATTTCATTGCTTTTACTATTTCCATTCTCTTATATTGATCGGATAACCAGTTTGTAACTGTTTCTACTTTATTTGGAGAGAATAAAAACTTTTGAGTATGGGTATAAAGAGCATATCTAACTTCTTTTGGTAATAATCCTAGATACCCTTCAATACCTACACTTTCATGTAACTCGTCATCTGCGGCATCTTTCATCTGAACTTCTGAGCCAAAATTGAATTGAACCTTATTTAAATTATCTGGTTTTAATTTTCTTTGTTTATTGGTAACAATAATGAGTGGAGCTTCCGAACTATAATTCTTAAAATAAGCATCCGTTTTACTATCTGTGGTACACCATTTTGTATTAGCACCATACTTGCAGGAAGCCTTATAAGTCAAAGGGACTACTACAAGCCACTCATCATCCTCATACCATTTTTCACGATCTTCTTCCTTGATACCCTCTTCATCCTCTGGAAGCTTAGATTCATTAGCATAGGAAAACTTTACTAACGCTTGAAATGTTTTAAAAGCCTCTAATGGATTTATATACGCTGGTTCTAGGAGATTTTTATTTTTTAGTTTTGTGTAGGTAATGAGTGCATCAGTTACCTTGCTTGAATCCTCATAAACAAATCTTTTTGCTTCGGACATTTCTTTGGATACAAAAGACATTGTTTTGTCTATAATGCTTTTATCATATTGAGTTGCTACTTTTTCACTAGAAAGATAGTTATTTATATAAGAACCATGCGAATAAAACTTCATATTAAAAGGCATAATATCTTTTAATGGAGAGTTTACAAAAGGTTTCACCCATTGTCTAATAAATGTTTCTACTATGAACCTATCATATTTTTTCTGTGGTGTAGGGTCGAGATTTACTAGAAAATCAAACAAATCCTTATCAATATACTTTTTATATTGTTCCCATACCACTTTCTCTTGTAGAACTATTTTCAAAATATTCCTCCTAAAACTAATTAGTTTAGTATGAATAGCGAATCTCAAGCTTGCACTATTTTTGTAAATTCTCTCAAACTAAAAGGGGAACAGGGGTATAAAATACCTGATCCTACCGGAGATTTTGCCAATACCATAAAAAGACCCTTCGACATTATAGGTTCTTGGCAAAACAAAGCACTCTATGTAGAATGTAAATACCTATCAAGCCTAAAATCATTTAACCTAAAAAGAATAGAAGATCATCAGATTGAATATTTACTAAACTTTAAAAATAGCATAAATAATGCAGAGGCATGGATAGTATTAGCAGTAAAGGTTGGAAGAGGGGATAATAGATTCTATATATTCAAAAATATAGAAGAAATACAAAAAAGAAGACTGGAAAAAAAGAACTTTTTAAAAAAAGAACTAGAAACTTTACCATATTTGAAGGTAAAGAAAGATTTAATTGATATAAACTAACTATATATATGCACAGGAGGAAACAAAATGACCTATCAATATATTTGTGAAAAATGCAAAAAAGAAGTTGAAATTCAAAAATCAATAAAGGATGATATTCCTTCAAAAATTGATTGTCCTGATTGTGGTAATATTTGTTATAGAAACTGGAAAACAAGTATTCATATTCCAGACTATATGCAAGCAGTAAATGATATAAATGGTGATGCTTCTAGTTATTCAAACTTTGATAATCTAAAGTCAAGATTCAAACATGCTTCTAGACCTTCTGGAAGAGAAAAACTTTACTACTAAGAGAGATAAAAAATGAACGTAGATGTTCCTATTTCAAATAGCCCTATGACAAACTCAAATATATCCTCAAAAAGCGTAAGTTCACTTACACCTGAGAGGGCTAGTTTCATTCAGGGTATGACAAGTCTTTTTGGATATAGAAAAAAGAATGCTTCTGGTGGACTAAATACAAAAAATTTACAATTTGTAAAGGTAGACCAAGAATCTGACCTCCGTATTGCTCAGGCTAAACTCGGTAAAGTTTTAGGTGGAAAACTAACAGGAAAAGTTGAAGAGCTAATGAATAGCTGGCTCTCTGATACCACTGACACTTATAGAACGTTAGAGGATAGAGCTAGAAGGCTATCAGAATTAGAGTTTGCTATTGCAAATGATCCTTTCCTTTCAACTGCCGCCGATTTGTATGCTGACGAAGCTACACAAATAGATGTTCAGGGAAAACTAATAAACATAGATTGTTCTGATATTAGAATGAAAGAAAGAATGGAAGACTTATTAGAACAATGGGGTATTACACAAAACAGACTACGATCTGTTGCTTACCAACTAGCATCATTTGGAGACGCATTTTGGGCTAACAAAGTAACAAAAAACGGTATTGTTAGAATAAATCCAATAGGAATCCATCAAATAAAAGAAAGACTTGAGTTTGACCCGGTTCAAGTAAAGACTGACCTATCTCTACAAAAAGGTTACATAACAGCAATAAATAGAAGTGCAAAACTCCAAAAGCTATTCCAAGATATTGAGAGTACCGAATATGATGCTTTCGCAGATATGTTTGATACTAGACTATTTGGTTTTGCTTTGGACGATGACTTAGTAGTCCCTCCGTGGTCAGTAACACACTTTAGACTAAACGTAGATCAATCAGAGTTCTTCCCAATGGGTCGATCATTTTTCCTAAAAGCCCTAGCTCCCTTTAGACAGTGTAATGCCACTATGGTTCTACAGTCTTTGGCTAGAGTTACCTCATTTCCTGTAACAGTTTATTCAGTAAATACACCTCCCGGTATGGATGAGGCACAACAGTTTGAAAAAATTAATGAGGTTAGGGAAGAGTATGAAAACATTGGTGATACTGGCGCTGGTAATGAAGCCTATTCTGTAAATACTAAAATTTGGGCACCAAAAGGTCTACTAGAAGTAGAAATGCACACCCCAAATATTGATTTAAATACTATTGGTGATATTGAAATGTACCAAGATCGTATTGCAATAGCTTCCGGCATCCCAAAAGGATACTTAGTGCAAGAATGGGGTGGATTTGGTAATTCTGCTATATCTCTTGTTGAACAGTTTAAACCATTCGCACGAAGAGTTTTTACCGTACAATCAGCTATTTTAGATGGATTATCCAACTTATTTAGGCTACATTTTGCTATAACCGGGGAATTCGATTATAGAGAACCATTTATTCTATCTATGAAGTTCCCAAATGAGGAAGCTTCCGACGCCAGAACACAAGCAAAGAGCGCAAGCCTTGAATTATCAAAAGGTGTAATGGATACAATAGCCAACGTAGTAGGTTCATTGAATGACCCTCTTCCTCCTGATGTTATTAAGGATATTCTAACAAAGTATTCATTCCTTGACCCTAAAGATATTGAAAAATGGGTAAAAGATAATCCTAATAAGGTAGAAAATAGTGATGAGGGTGGTGGAGCAGAAGAATTTGGTGGAGATTTTGGCGGTGGTGGAAGCTTCGGTGGGGACTTCTCAGGGGAGAGTGGATTTGGAGACGAAAACTTTAGTGGGGACGAAGGTAGCTTTGAGGGAGAAGATTTTGGTGGTGAGGATATAGGCGGTGAGGAAGATACTGGTGGAGAAGAGGCTATGTCAGGACAGGAAATGGAAGATGCTTTTGAAAAGGAAGAAAGAGTTCGTAGACAAAGAAATAAGAACCCTAGACTAAGAGAAAAAATAATAAAGAAAAGATACATCGAAGCCAAAGAAACAATATACGAAGAAGTTATCAAAAATTTCGCGCGAGTTGATGAAGCAAAATCAAATGGAAGACACTATAAGTATGCTATTCTAGAATCCTGCATGATACCTACTTATAATCTATTTATGTCGGAATCACCGGACAATAAGAAACATGATAATAAACTTACAGAAGAAACATTATCATGGAGCCATATAAAAAATATTGTAGAAGACAAGGAAATAGTAGAAGAGGATGAAGATGAAATTATTGAATAAAACTTATATATTTATTTGTTACTAACTATAATAGATATATAAAAATAGGAGTCTATAATAATGGCTTTACAGAGATTTGTTGAAAATTATTCTTTTTCTGTAGAAGAGTTTAATTCTTTGAAATCTTCACATAGAATTACAGAGGAAGAAATATCAAAATTTAATGGCGCAAAATTAGAAGAAAAATCTCTTCTTACTGAGAAGAAAATTCTTGAGGGAAAAACAGTTTGGAGATTCCCTATTGCTCGATATGATAATGTTAATGCTAATGGTAGAAAATACGAAAAAAAACTATGGCAGAGAGTTATTAATGAGCAAAAGGACGCATATCAAGGTAACGTAGGGCTTGCAGATCACCCCGGAGACGATGAAGATGGTCAATTCAAGAACTCAGCTATTGTTTGGCTCAATATGGGTCTTGATGAGGATACCAGAACCGTTTGGGGTGAGGGTGTTTTTGTAGGTAACTACGGAAAACTAGCAGAAGAAATTATGGAATCTGGTGGAAGATGTGGATTTTCTACTTCTGGTTGGGGTGAACTAGAAGAATCTGATAAATCCACCGTCCGTTGGGATTCTTACACCTTAGAGCGACCTAGCGATATTGTACTAAATCCCTCCCAAGGGGTTTATGGAAAATATGATATGAGACTAAATAAAGATGAAGATGATAGTGCTATAACACAAGAAAAAACAGAAAAAAATGAACCATCCTTAAAGGAGAATGTAAATACCATGAGTAAACTAGACGAGACTACTTCAATGAAGCTTTCTAAACTCGAAGAAAAGAAATTCCGAAGGGATGTAGAAACTTTCCTTGAAGAAGCAGTATCCATTTCAGATAAGCCAAGTAAGCTTGCTGAACTGGAAGAAATTCTTTCTTATTTCAATGAAGGTGTTGCTACAGACCTTCAAGAAAAAGTACAGAAAGAAATAGATAGTGTTAGGTTATCCCTTTCAGAAGCTATTACTAATCATACAAAGCTTGAGGAAGAACTAGGTGTAAAGACCGTTGAAGAAATTAAAGAGGGTCTTACAAAACTAGCAACTGATACAAAGCTATATGAAAGACAGGCTAAAGACTGGCAGGAAATAGCCGAAGCTCTACAAGAAAAGAATCAAAAACTTCAAGCAAGAATAGCTTCTCTTCCCACAGTTGATGCTTATGAGGAAGCTATTGCTGAAATAAAGAGAGTAAAAGAAGCTTCTTTAGAGAAATCAAAGTCATATTCTAATAGAGTTAAATCCCTAAAAGAACAAATTACAAAAGAATCTCTTATTACAGAAAAACTAAACTCAGAAATTGTAGCAGTAAATAAGACTCTTGAGGAAAAGAATAGCATTATTGCAAAGTATAAGGTTGCTCTAACCGAAGCAAAGCAAAAAGTTGCTGGATTTGAGGCTATTTTTGAAAAGCAAGAACTAGCCAAGAGAGAGAAGAAAATGAAGGAACGTGCTATAAACATTAAACCTTCAAACAATGCTCCTGTCTCTCAATTCTCAAACTTTAGAGAGAACAAAGAAGTATCAGACTACTATAACGATCTAGAAGAAAGCTATGGTGAAATGATTACTCCCTTCAAGGAAAAAATTCTATCCTGCAAAACTTTCTTTGAAGCATCTAAACTCTTTGTATCTATCCTACCTGAAATCAATGGTTCAAAAACAACAAAAATTTCAGAAGCACTTCCTATGGAAGAAAGAAAAAAGATAATTGAGTCCCAAACAGGAAAAAGAATTCTAACCCAAAAGCCTACAAATATGAAGATGCCCCAAGGTTGGGAATAATAAAAAAGGAAGGATAAAAAACTATGCCTATTATGGATACCCCAATAATGGGGAATAATGACCCCTTCCAAAAAATCCAAGCTGTATTAAAGAAGCTAGATACCTCAGATGTAGACGCTCAATTTACAAGTGAAGATTCTATGGAAAAAGGTATTGATAGAAACTATATTGAACTTGTTATTGATGATTTCGCACAGGCTACACAAAACACTACAATTTTCAATAAATGGCTCCAAATAGATACTAAACTTGAAAAGTCTCTAAGAGAGTTCAAAGCTGATCTAAAACTACTTCTTAGTGGTCTTACAATGATGAATAACGCACAACAGAGCGCAGGAGTACAGATGCCTCTACAGCAACCAGCAATGACTCAGCAAGCTCCATCACAAGCAATGAACCAAAGACCATTGCCTGAACCACAAATTTAATAACAAAGGGATATTTCTATGGCAAACAAAAGAAAAATTATATATAAAGATGGTGGTGATAATGGTATACACATCCCCGGTGTAAAAGATTATATCATTTCTGCAAAAAATTTAGACCTTTTTAAATATATTGCCCGCGCTCCTGTAGAAGCATTATATGTTTTTACTAATAGTAATGAACTTACCCCTGAAAACGTAGAAGGTATAGGTCTGATTGTAGATGAAGAACTTCTAGGTGGAGAGAGTAGAGACCCTATAACATGGAAATTTTATCGTGATCTAAGAGATAACGCGGGAAAAGATACATATTCTATTGAACTAAAGGATATAAATTATAACGGTAAAAAATGTTTTGCTATTGAATTAACATCAGGAGCATTACCGCCTAACAATGAAGATGAATCTATTATTTTTGAGAAAAAGAATAAAAGATAATAAGGAATATCTATGGCCACTTCTCTTATTGGTAAAATAAAAAAATATATTGAAGCTCGTGATCCAGCAATTAGACTCAGCCTAGTGGCCTATCCTTATGAAAATGAGGAAGGGTCTTTTGTTGGATATTATGGGTATAACAAGCACCTCGATCTATTCTTTAGACTAAGCTTTTTCCTATATAGAAAAAGTGATATTGTCCATCACATTGATTATTTTGAACTTGGAATTTTTAATGATGCTCCAACCTACTCTATTTACCCTGATGAAGTAAGTTTGGATAATATTTTCCATCTTATATCTAATCCAGAGGAAAATGTAGTAGAAGAGGAAGAAACTGGTGGTGTTACTGAACCTATACTAGAGAATGTAAATGATGCCAGAAAAGAACAATTATTCAAGCTTTGGTCAGAAAAAGACCCAAAAGCAAAAGATATTGATTACTTAGGAACAAAAAAAGTAGAAGATATTTATAAATACTTTGTAAGCCAAGACCCAACCTATAATGGTGAGGTTCCTCTTTCATGGTTTAGAACTCGATTTAAGATTCATGCCGCATCTGTTGGTTTAGTTGTGAAACGAGGAAGAAAGTCTGGTGGGAAGAGGGAACGAGATATTGAAAACCCACAGAGACAACTAGAACTTATCAATAAGAAAGAGGCTTTTGGATTTCAAGAAAATATAAAAGTTCTAGAAAAATATATTCGTGGTGTCTTTGACGGTAAAGTAAAAGGATTGATTGTATATGGCCCTCCCGGAGTAGGCAAAACAGAAACCCTACACAAAACTCTTGAAAAACTTATAAATGAGAGAGATTTAACCGAAGGTATAGACTACATGGTCTATAGTGGTGGTACAAAAGATATTACTGGACTCCTCAATATTCTCAAAAAGCATGGTGGACATGATGGGAATGATCCAAAAACCATTATTTTTGATGATTTTTCTCTACCTAAAGATAAGCAAACAATCGATGTTTTAGCGCAAGCCCTTGATAATAACCCTAGAAAACCACCATATATCACAGCCGCCAGCAATAAAGCCATGAATGATTGGAATGATGCTATGGCCGAAGTTGCTGAAATTGTAAGTGATTGGGCTATAGCACAAAAGAAAACAACAGGTAAAGTTCCAACTAAGAAACAAATGGATGATAAGAGAGAGAACTTAGTAAAAAATACTCCGAAGTATAAAAAACTTACTCCCCCAAAATTCTATTATGATGGTAGGATTATAATTCTAACCAATGATATTAATGTTGACCCCAAACTTCTAAGCCGAACACTAAAAATTCTCATTGATCCTACAAATAAGGAAATTCTAGACACCATTAGATCAGATGATTTTGATGTAGGCTTTGATGACCCCAAAGCAAAAAAGATAATTATAAAAGCCCTTGAATATATTTCTGAGGGAGTAAAAAGAATAGACTTCCGTGTCTACCAAAAAGCTGTTACTCTATATTCCCTCCTTAGTGATATGGGTGAGAATGTATTCTTGAGCAAACTTATTGATGACGTATTGCTCGGGGATGAATAATGAAGAAAAAAATGGTTCAAAATATTATTGAGAAATCACTTGATGAGGGTTTTTCAAAAAAAGAAATAAAAGAAGCTTTACTTTACTCAGCATGGTTATCAAACAAGATAAATAAATCAGAACCTTATGATATTGGTGATGCTTTTATACTTGCCAGACAGGTTATGCCTAAACAAGAAGATAGAATTCATAGAATAGAACAAGCTCTTATGAAATCATTAAAGGGTCATAATAAAGAGTTAATAAAACAAAATCTAGATGACGCCGCAGAAGTGTTTGAGTGGGCTGAAACTTATGATGAAGATTACTCTGAACAATTCATGGGCGCTATAAAAACCATTCAGAATTTACTAAAAAAATATAATATTGAAGTATAATAACCTTTCTATATAAAACACACTAATTATTATGTCAAGACAGAATAGAAATATTATTATATATAATAACATTTCTTCTCTATTTCATATATGAAATAAGAACAAAGAAGCTGTAAATAAGCAACTTTAAAACAATGTTCCAATTTGTAGGTACTTATTAAAAACTGTCAACATATTGTAACGGATTTAAAAAATATTTTGTAGCGATACAAAAATAAACTTGAAAAATTAGGAGAATTATTATGGGTATTCGCAGTCGTATGACTGAGGACGCTATGAAGCTCGATGAAGCTACCATTATGGCTCTCAATGAACGTGATGCTCGTGCTGATCGTCTTGTTGAAAAATGGAGTCGCGTCCCTGAAATTGGTTCTGGTCTAAAGGCCATGAATGATCGCAAGGCTAGAAACCTTGCAGTAATGCTTGAAAACCAAGCTCGCCACTTCACAAAGCTATCTGAGACTCAGTATAGCTCATCTTTCGCCGCAACCCCTGAGAACATGATTCGCTTGGTTCGCCTTGCTTATCCAAACTCAATCCGCGATAAGATTTTCACAGACTTTGCGATGGAAACTGCAAAAGATTCTATCAAATACATTAAGCCCATTTATACAAACAATGGCAATATCAATCGTTCCGACCTATTTGGTGGGGCTGGTACTGGATTCTCTGGTGATGTAACCTACGAAAGCACACAAAGTCGTTTCCCAACCGAAATGGCTAACGGTGTTATCACTGGTGGTGGCCCATACACAGTAACCTTCTCTGCTGGTGAGTTCTCACTAGGCTATATCCCCGGCTACGGTATCATCTATGGTACTTCCGGTGATCCTATGGCTATTGAAGGAAAGAGCGGTGCATGGACTATTGCTCCTTCTGCTGGTACAGGTGCTACAATTACCTTCAACGGTACTAACGTTTACACCTTTACTCTAGGCGCTGGTTCAACTGATGTTCCTGCAAATGCTATTGGTCGTTACAACTCTGAGCCTGATCTTACTGGTACATACCTCGGTGAAGTCGAACTACAAATGACTGACTATCAGTTCAAAGTTCGTCCTCTAACCCTCGGTGTAAGCTGGACAACCCTATCTGAGCTAGTTCTTGATTCAACTGTTGGTGTTTCGACAGAAGAAGTTCTAATGGACTCAGCCGGACAGGAAATTAAGAAAGCTCTTGACTTCCATGCTATCAAGATCGCTATGGCCGCCGCAAAAACAAACGGAATGGCTACAGTAAACTTCGATGCCGAAGCTGGTGCCGGAACTGACGACAGCTACATCCACACAGCACAAACCATTTCACAAGCTATTGAACGTGTTGGCGACAATATGTACAATAAGCTAAATCGTGGTGGCGTGTCAAGAATCGTGGGTGGCCCTGCCGCAGTAACCTACCTACGCTTGAACGCTGGATTTGATACAACTGGCGCACAGCCAAGAATCGGTGGATACCAAGTTGGTGAACTCTACAACGTTCCTGTTTTCAAGGTTCCTAACACCATCATCGATGACGATACTCTACTTTGCGTTTGGAAGAACGAGAACAACGAAGCTGACGTTTCAGTTGCCTTCGGTACTTTGGTGCCCTTCTTCTCTACTGGCGCTCTTCAACGCAAGCACTTTTACAAGGAAGCGGGCTTGGCCTCGTTCGGAGACCATGTTGTACTTAATAATTCTTACTTCGGTATGATTAAGGTCAACAATATTCGCGGCCTGTAATTACTTGTAGAGTAAGCAATTAGCTTAGTAAACCCTCCTTCACGGGAGGGTTTTTTGTTGTCTTTTTGCTTGACACATCTACAACATACTAGAATACTAAATATATAGAGTTTACCTTGAATAGCTCCTGTAAAAAAGTATAATTTACTTGACAAACTCTGTTATTTCTGTTATATTATAGATAAGGAGATACACTTATATCATGGCAGTAACTAAAGAAAAAATAAAATGTATATATTGTGATACTGAGTTTGAGGCTGAACCTTGGAAACATCTGAGGTTTTGTTCCCGTAAATGTGCGGCTTTATATAATAAAAGACAAAAGTTCCCTGTGGAAAAAAGAACTTGTAAAGAATGTGGGAAGGAATTTGATTATAGCCCCACCAACAGTAAGGGTTTAAAGGGAACTTTCTGTTCCCAAGGGTGCCATATCCTTAGTATGAAGAAAAATGCACTAAATGAAACTAAGAGTTGTAAGAATTGTGGGAAAGAGTTTGTTGTAACATCTCATTATAAGCATAAGGAGTATTGTTCCTCTAATTGCTTCAACACTACCAGATCAGAAGTGATAAAAAAATCTGTAGACTCAATAATAATTCCTATTGGGTATACTTGTAAATTATCTATATCAGAAATTAGGAATAGTGTAAAACAAATTATTTCTAACTATGGGTCTATCCACCAGCAAACTTTTTTTAAAATAAATCCTGAGTTATACTATGATTTAATGACCTTTGAGTTCAAAGAATCTGGAATATCTTATTATGATAGACTAAATTTAGCTATCACAGGTAAAGATACTATACCTAATTGTGTTATTTGTGGTAAAAAAGTAAAGTTCTCCCGATTCTCAAAAAAATGGGCAACAACATGCTCTAACTATTGTAAGAATAAGCTCCAAACAGCAAGATTGTCCCCTAATTATAATCAAAAGGCTGTAGATATATTTTTTGAGTTAGATAAGAAGTTAGGAACTAAAACAGGGGAAGAATCTCAATTTGCAGGTAAAGGTGGTGGAGAAATCTGTATAGATAATACTTTTTGGCTTGATTATATAAATCATAAAGAAAAAGTTATAATTGAGTGGCAGGAAAGGAATCATTTATATACTAAGCAAAGAGATGGTTTGAAAAAGAAGCTTATGAAAGAAATATACCCGGAGTATAAGTATCTTACTATATGGGAAGTAGAATGGGAGGATTCGGATATAGACAATATTTATAGTATTATTAGAGGATAAAATATATTACCCATAAAGGAGCCACACACAAATGATAAAATATCAATTCTTCTATACCACTACCGATGGAATGGAACATGAATCACAAATTGCTGAGACTACTTCTAGTATATTACCAGAAGACCTATTATATAAAGAACTGGAAGTAATAAATACTTGTGTTTATAAAAAAATCATGTCTAGTGATTATTCTGCAAAAGTCCTCGTAGCTAAACAGATTGTTTCTGTGCGAGTAGAGTTTTTCGGGTGAACTCATACTAATTATGTATGAAAAACATAAAAGAAATGGCCTATCCGGTCGAATTCAGCTTTGAAAAATTACTTTCTCTACCTTCTTATGCTAAGAGATTAGCTTATGTTGACTCCCACCTACAGAAAATAGGGTCTGGAAGCGCAAGAACAGTATATAAAGTAGATGATGAAAAAGTATTGAAAGTAGCAAAAAACAAGAAGGGATTAGCTCAAAATAGGGTAGAATCAGACTATTCACTTCAAAACTACGGTGCAATAGCTAGAGTTTTTGATACCTCTGAAAAAGATATATTCCTTGAAATGGAATATGCCAAAAGATTAAAACCAACAGAATTCAAAAAGATCGTTGGGTATTCTTTAGAAGAACTTTATGATTTTCTTCGTTATTATAATAGGTATTTACATGGTGGAAAATATGTATATGACCCTTCAAAACCTGATAACGCAGATGATATGACAGAGAATGAGTTCATAAATGATATTATAGATATTGCTGGTAATTATGATATGGTTATACCCGGAGACTTTGCAAAGATTTCTACCTATGGTAAGGTTATGCGTAATGGAGAAGAATCAGTAGTAATAGTTGATTTTGGTTTCACCCGAGACGTATATGAAACAGAGTATAAAAGAAATAACTAAATAATATATGAATAAAAATATAAATAAAGCCATACTCTGTGTGGATGATGAAGCTATAATACTATTGTCGCTCAAACAAGAACTTCTAGCTACTTTTAGAGGGAAGTTTATAGTAGAAACAGCTATATCCGGGTATGAAGCATTAGAGGTAATAAACAACCTAGCACTACATGAGTTTAAAGTTGTTCTTATTATATCTGACTGGAATATGCCCGGTATGAAGGGCGATGAGTTCCTAGATATTGTTCATAAAAAATACCCGACAATACATTTTATATTATTGTCGGGTATGATTCCTGATAATATAGAACAAAAAATGTTTGATACCTTACCTATTAGAGCCTCATTTTCTAAGCCTTGGGATAATAATAAACTAATCAAGAAGATTTCTGATGTTCTCCTACACAATAACACTGGTAGCAACGAGCATCATATTCTTGATCGCCCCCCACAACAATAGACTGTGAAGAATCCTTAACACCAGCTTTGTAGAAGGTGTGGTTTCCTAAATCAGACCCGCATACAGAGCAAACAGCGTTTAACTTTATTATATCATCACAATAAGGTAAACATAGAGAAACTTGCTCAAAAGTAACATTCTCAGAGGTCGAAATTAGGCCCGCTAGATATATTTCTATATTACAGGATCGCTTTAAACGCTCTAGGAGTAGATTTACCCCCTTTATCATAAAGAATTCGTCTATGAATAACATATCTATATCATTAAATTGTCTAATATCATAGTTAGATAGGTCAGATTCATATATTACTGGAATACTAATATTATTAAAAAGTACCTCCGTTCCAGAGGAGTGTGAGAAATAACCCCTATTATCAATATTAGGACGAATCAATAGAACATCCTTTTTAGCTCGAACTGCCCGCTCCGCATATCGAAATAGCTCTGTACTCTTTCCAGAATACATTGGGCCTAAAATTGCCTTAACCATAAAAACCCCTTTAAACATAAAAAAGATTGAGAGAAGTTTTTACATTTCTCTCAATCTAATATAGTGCTTTTTATAAAATATTATTTATTCATAATCGGTAGGATTATATTCTAAGACAACGAAGTTTTTATCATTGTAAACAAAAGTATCTACAACCTCCCCTTCTTCATCATAACCACTAACCATTCCCGCATGATATGTTTTTTCTGCGAAGAAATATAACTTTTGTTCCTCTCTATCAACCATGATTCCTATATTATCAATTCCTCCTGCCCCTATTGTATCATACAATTTTTTGGCTTTTACACCGTCATAATTAAACCCTGCGTCGGAGATAAACTCTACAACCTTAGCTAAATCAAGGGCCGGAACTAAGGATACATAGGATTCAAGGATAGGTAATTTATTTTTCTTAGGTTTATCTTTTGTTTCGGTTTTCCCTTCTCCAGCCAAAATCTTTTTAAGATTACCTATTGTTGTTTTCTTATAGAAGCCAGAATAGCTACCAAAATACCCCATACCAATATAGATTGAAGCACCATCACCAGATTTGTATTTATTGAACTCAGGCATTGTAATATATGAATACATTTTTTTAGGGATATTTACTATCATATATTCTAGAAGAGTATTGTTATCATAGTACGCTTCATTAGGAGGTATATACTTAAAATCTTTGTTTTCTGATATAAAAGAAGAATCAAAGCCATTATAGTTCACTTTAATAAAGTATTTACCCTCACTATAAGAATTATCTATACCCTTATTTTCTCCCTCAGTTTTAGTATCATCAAAATACGCTCCGATTTTATCAAGGTATCTTTTATGTAAATCCTCCATATCTGTTGTATCAGGTACTACCTTATATTTTTTGTCAGGGTTATTTGAATCAGGGATATATGTAGCTTTGGTTTCTCCATAGTGAGCTATCATATAGTTTATTTCTTTATTCTCAAAGTCAAACAGGAAGTACATACCCTCTGGCTTTGTTCCATTTTTTATTTCCTCAAGAGAATCAAGTACCAAGTGGAATTCTGCTCCATTCTTATTAAAGTCTTCCCAATCCTTAGTTGAACTCAAGTGCGTTCCAACATTATAACAATATTTGGCTTCTACATATAAGGCAAACCTAGACTTACTCTCTCTTATCTTTAGATCGGTAAAATCTTCAAATTTCTTTATATAGAGCTTACTCGATCCAATATAGAATTGTTTACAATCTTCAAAACTCTTTTTAGCTTGGACAGGGTTACTTATAATGCCCATCTTGCCATAACTATTTCCATATATAATAATAGGGAAAGCATCGTTTGTCTTAAACTCCCCTAACTTATCTAGAATTTGTGTCTTCATAAAAATACTACCATCTATATAGATGTTTTTTTCTAATTCATGGTATAGTATTCTAACAATAATATTTGCTTGTTCAATATTCTCTAAGAATACTCCGGCACCAAAAGGAATATTTTGATAATCACCTAAATTATTTGAGTTCTTTACCAAACCCCTAAATGTTTTAAAGTTAGGGTCTGTATCTATATTGAAATCTTCACTATAAAACTTATCTTCATCAACTACAAGAGGAGAATTCTCATCAGGAGCTACGGCTTTCATTATATTATCCAGTGTATTTATGTTATCTCCATATCTGGAGAGTATTCTTAGTTCTTCATCCTCCACTGAATTAGGTTCCATTCCCCAATATTGTATAAAATAACTTAACTCTACATCATCTGTTTCTGGTTGTTTTTCCTTTCCAAAAAATACGTATAATTTACCACCATAATTAACCGTATTCTCATATTCTTGTAAGAATGATTTTATTTTACTTTTTTGAGCATCTTCACTCAAAGCAGGAAGCGCCATTACTAATTTCTCAAACTTACTAAAATCATCTTTATTTTTTATTTCAAAGATGAAAGGCATGTAGTCTAATACTTTGTTGGGGTCGATGTTTCCCACTACCGGGAGTTTTTCAATATGAGGAGTAGCTTGCTCAGTATTTTCAGAACCACTATCTTTTTTAAGATCATCTATACTTATAACCTTTATACCCTTATTTGTATAGTATAGTTCAATATTTTCTCTCTCCTCTTCTTCTGACTGATTCGTTAGGTATGTTATAGTTCCATTAGCCCTAAAAGTAAGATAAAAACTATACAAAGCATTTTCTTTATATTCATCATAGAAATCCAAGAATACCTTCTCTTTGTCCTTGGGAGCACCACTAGCAGAAATCAACGCAGATATTTCTTCTTTTTCCCAAATTTGGGTAGCAAAGGGAATATTATCTTTTAGTTTTTTAGGATCAATTTCAATAGAATTATTAGATTCCTGTGGTGTTTCTTCCCCTCCTCTAAAAGCCTCTATATCTGTAAATACATTCATTTTAAGTTTTAATTGATTAGCAAGGTAATTTTTTTTATTACTATCAAAAATACTCATAGTAGACCATGCCTTAGTCCCTGAAACAAGAAGAATAAAAGAGACACCCCCAGCAAACTCAAGGTCTATCTCCTCAAGAGTATCCTCTAGAGGAATGTCATATTTATTGTTATGCCCTGTCTTGCTGTAAGCCTCTAGTACCAGCTTCAAATCTTCTTTATTATCTGGAGCAAAGATCAAAGGGGCTGATTTTTCTAGTTTAGCAACGTTAATTCCCTTATAGTAGTTTGCTGTTGAAGGATCAGAGGATTTCTTATTAGACATAAAGTGGTCTTTACTTCTGTATATACTATATCCATCTGAAATCCAACCAGATATAAACTCATCCACAGAATCTTCTTTTATAAATATAGTGCTAAACTTATTCTCCGCATTAACCAAAAATACACCTATTGATTCTCCTGATACATAGTAGTTTTCGATACTAGCTAAAGTTTCTTCTAGATTATAATGGTTTTCAGGCTTATTACCCGCATTATAGTAAGCTGTAACTGCATCCTTTAGTTCCTCTTTTGATTTTGGAACAAAAACGAAAGGAATGGCCATTTCCATTTTCTTTGCATCAAACTCATTTTCAGTAGGGATAGAATTTTCTTTTGTTCCTAGTATTTCTTCGAGATTTATAGTGTGAACATCAGCAATACCATAGTCAAAGTTTATACCTGTAGGGCCAGTGTCGTTACCTATCATTGCTATAGGAGATAACTTACCATATAAGTACATGGTATCATTAGTTTTATTATATTCTTCGGTTTTTTTAGTGTAGTAACCCATATCAGACATAAAGGCTTTATTATATACTCCTGTAGACATAAGGGCTTTATTAGCTGAGGTAACAAATAATTTTACTTCCTCCGGGGATGTAGTAGAAAATAGTATAGGTTTTTCAATATAATTCTTTAGATAGGATGTTAATTTATCTATATTCTCAGGAGTGGGACTAAATTTTATACCACTATTAGGTTTAATACTACCAAAATCAATATTAGTATACTTATCATGCTTTAGGTCGAGAACATAGGTATAATCAGGAAGTTGTTCTTCAATATGGTCATCAGGTAACTTACTCCAAGAATTTATTCTTTTTTTAGAATCATAATCAGGGTCTAGATCAGACATAAAAATAAGATTATCATGTTCCCTATTTTTATTCAATTGACCTATTAGCTCATTTTTATCCCCATGAAACCCATAGCTAGTACCAGCAACTAAATCATAGAAATACTGAATATCCTCTTCTGTTTTAGGTATAAACAAGAAAGTTTTGTCTGTCTTTATATAATTGTCAAAGAAATACTTTATTTTTTCCTTATTACTGATAGGAGAAGAAGTAGAACTTGGAGTTTTAGGGGAAGTATATGGTGATGCCTTATTTACTATAGGTTGTTGAGTGGAAGGGGCATTTACACTAATAAATTCTTTCTGGAAGTCATCATAAGAGTTATATATTTGGTTTTTGTGTCTATTAGGTAAATCACCCATAGCCATACTTGCATTATAGTAGTTAGTACGAGACTTGGTATCAGCATCAACAACTATTAGACCTTGATCGTTTAAATAGAGTTCCGCAAATATATAACGGCTATCCCCATATACATCAAAAGCCTTTTCAAGTTCTTTCATTGAGGAAAGACCAAAATATTTTAGGATTGTTTCAAGTTTCTTTACTTCTTTCTTATCAGAAATATATACATACATAGGAAGTAACGAGTGTATATCTTGTTTTACACTAAACTTGTGTTTCTTAAATACTTTTATGGCGTCTTTTTTCCATTTTTCAGACTGTGTTAGAACATCTTCCTCTGTCTCGCCTGAGTATCCTTTAAATGCTTTCCAAATGGATCGCCATTGTGGGGAGATTCGTTGAAGGAATGCTTCCGCTGAACGGTTTTCTTTCTTCCAGTCCAAAGCCCTTAGTACCCAACCATAACTACCATTCTTTAGGTATTGACTCAATTTATTAAATACTGTATTAGTATTGTGCTGTAAGTCATAAACATGGTCAATCATTACCATTCTATCATTGGTATTGTGAGCATTCAATAATCTAAGCCATCCAGTAGCGATAGCTTTCCACTTATCGCCACCATACCCTGAGTTCCAATGAGCAACCTTACTATTATAAGTTGTTTCAAATATTGAACCAAGAGTAGAATCAGAAATACCTAGTTCTTTTTGGAGTCTGCGTACAACAGAGTATGATTTTCTTCTTATTTCCTCATTCTCTTTTTTTTCTATTCTAAATACTCTCCTAGTAAGACCTTCATCAGTACCGGGTATATAAGGATTATCTAATCTATCCTTAGATGAAGCGGTCATATAAATAGAATATCGATAGCAGAACTCTTGTTCTAATTCTGACATTGCATTTATTACGTTTTTTGGGTTGCTAACAGTCCCGTCGAATAAATGTCTAAACTCACAAGATAGTGAGAATCTAAGCATGAGAATAAGGTGTTTTTGAAGATCAGTAAACATATTAGATACTTCAAAGTTCATGTTTTCCTGTTCTTCTGGCTTTCCGGGGTACTTCTCTACAGAATCCCTGAAAATAAACCCTGATACAAAGTAAAAATCCATCATTCTTTGCTCGGGGTCTTTTGGTGCTGTGTAGTGGAAACCAGAGAGTACAGATTCTTTGAGTCTATTCATATATAAATCCTTTGGTTATAAAAAATAAGAGCCTACTATAATTAGTAGGCTCATTACTTCGCACTATTGCTCCAGCCGTTTTATAATATTCTTGAACTTATTAAAATACATTAGTTTCATCCCTTTATTAGTGAAGGTATACTCATCTTTACTATGCTTTAGACTATTTTCATATACACCTATAAAGTACGGAAAATACTCAGGGTATGTTTGTGTATGCTTAGGATCGCTCTTTGACTCCCAAGTAATACCATAAGGGGCTACCAATCTTTCAAGTTCCCTCCACTCATTTTTATCCTCAACTCTGACTGCCACAGGTAGAATATCATAAATACTTATATTTGATGATTTCTTTTTCTGTTGGGTTGGTATTGGTTCTCCACCAGCACCTAATTCTGGTTGTGGGTTATTTTCAAACTCAGATGGTTTCTGGAATGAAGTAGGGCTAACATTAAATACTATATGACTGCCAGCATATTGCGCTTCAACTAAAAAGAACCAATTAGTAATATCGGATACTTCATTATATCCTATTAGGTGTGCGTACCCATCTACACTAATCAAAACTGGATAGTTATCTATACCCTCAGCAAGAGATTTTGAGGTATCCCCGCTTAGAGAAGATTTCCAGCTAAACTCTAAAGATTGAAGCATATCTGCTACACTAACAAAATCATCAGGGTCTTCTACAATAAATCCGACCATACCCTTTGGTTCTACTGATTCCAAAGCATCCTTTATATTTTCATAGCTATTTTCATTTGTTGTGTGGTATTCCCTAAACTCCTCAAAAGAATCCTCCGCTGTTCTGTGGAAAGGGATACGTCGATTATATAGGTTGCTAGGATTGTTTACTACTCTATGAATACTCTTATATTTTCCACCAGCGTCAAAATCTGCATTTTTTATAAACTTTCTAATGTCTGAGTTTATTCGTAATATTGTAGGATAGTTATACTGTTTATTTTCATCATCTTTTAAAACATATTTAGGTTTATTATCCCTTGATTTCCAAGTAAAACTATGAAATAACAACCAAAGTTGAACCATAAGAAACTCTGACGCATTATATACTGTGGTAAAGAACTCACCATTAATAGGATATTCGGAATAATCATAATTAAGTATAGCTGTTGTTTCCTTATCTATAAGATGCTCATAGTTTTCAGGCTTATACTTTTCAAACTTGGAAGAAGAGTTTATTTTATTATTTTTATCCTCTATGGCTTTCTTCTCAAGATCACCTTCTAAATCCTCCATAGTTGAACCATATTGCTTCTTATTATACCACGCTACCAATGGTCGCAAACTATGAGATACCTTACCATAGTATTCTCGTATATCTTTAGCATCGCGCTTCCAATTTAGAGTTTCTTGTATCCAGTCATACCCATTCTTATAATAAGACCTTAGTTTATTGAGAACAGACCCGGTATTATGCTGTAAATCATAAATATGATCGATTAGGATGGCTTTTTCTTCATAAAGCTTTGTAGGAGCCAAGTCGTATGCCTTAGCCAAAGCCTCTGCAATAAGCATCCAGTTTCTTCCACCATAGCTTCCGGCCCAATCAAACTTCTTAGGGTCAAAAGCGGATACAAATACACTTACTACGTCTCTTTCAGAAACCCCCAACTCTTTCATGGTCTTTCGTAATGCACTATAAGCTTTTTTTCTAATTTCTTCATTACTCTGTTCAGAAGCATAGGTGGAGCCTCTATTAAAGTATCTCTCTTCATTAGGAATATAAGGATTGTTATAAGTTGCCACACTATAAGAATTTTGTGTTAGGAGAAGATTAGCTTCATACTTATAAAAGAAATTCTTTTCTTCATCTGATAAATAATCATCCATAGAGTCATTTAGGCTCATCACTTTCCCGTCGAAGACATGCCTAAACTCACAAGATAGCGAGAAAAATACCGCTTCGGACAAATGTGGAAGTAAACTATCTATAACTTTTCTGAGGGCGATGGTTACGTTCTCCTCCTCTTCTTTTGAGAAAGGCACTACGCTACCAGATTTGTCTGGATTCCACCCCAAGAACAAAGACATAAAATAAAAGTCAACCATCATTTTCTGAGGGTCTTTTGGTATATCATAATCAAAAGAAGTAACATAGCTTTCTGTAAGCTTATTGTTGGTGCTTTCCTTAATTGTATCACTCATAGGTGATTCTATCTCCCCTTTATTTATTTTTCTTACTATAGCATCAATTCTTTTCTTGAAATCTTCCCAATGAATCATGTTAGCTAACAGACTAGTATCAGATATATTATTCTTGTATCCATAGGAAATTTTAATACTGTATTTTTTGTCTTCTTTAATAATTCTCAGCGCAAGGATAATATTACTAGCACTTGTACTTGTTAGTTTTTTAGATAGCTTCTCATTTCCTTCTGGTTTGAGATAATTATCCCATTCAGCACCAAAATTAGTATGAAGTAAATTATAATAGTCTAATAAATCTGATGTAGACGTAAATCCATCAACAGTTACATTGTTACCTCCTCCAGCCACATTAGAGCTAAAAGAAAGTGGAAGTAATAATTTTATATATCCTTCTTTTTTATTTTTGTTTTTTCTAATCTCGCTTTGTTCAATTGCATACTTATCAACTAAAGGTAAAACTATCGATGATTGGACAATACTATCAGAGTCTTTCTTACTGTCTTGAGGTATATACCCCAAAGTAATTTTATTTGATCTATGATCTTTTTTTCTAAGAACTACATATATCTTATTATTTGCGTTATACTCTATCTTATTAGGGTCGGTACTACCTGTAACCCAAGTAATATACTTTGAATCAAACAGTCTTTTAAAGAAATCAGCAAACTCTTTTTGAGATGTAGCTTCAATATCTATTAGAATCTTTTTATTGCTAGTAGATAAAACATCTTCTAAAGAATTATACCCTTCTTTCTTTTCTTTCGGCTTTTTTAGACCTCTCTCTAGAATCTTTACTGCTGAGGATAATGAAATTACTGACATACCATTGTATCCATTAGAGGGTGTAGAATCTTCTAAGTCTTTTTGAATCCATTTTACAGTATAATAACTAGGACTACTCTCATCAATAAAAAAATACCACTTATAGTTTTTAATTTCTGAATCACTAAAGAAACTAGATAAAAAACTATTGGAATATTCTTTATTCCACCATCTAGAACCATACTTACTCATAACTCGCACAAATCTATCAAGGGTAGGCCGATCCCCTACCTCTAGCTCAAATAATGTATTTTTTAATTCGTTTGGTAAGTCATAATCTGTATTTTTTATGCCTTGGTTGATGAGGGTATCAGCATCTTTTAATTGGTCATATCCAATGGAGTCTAGTTCTATCTTTGGTAATCTTGCAATAACATCCCGTAGTGGGCTCCAATCAAAACTAATAACATCATCACCATCTTCTCTATAGTATGCTTTAGGATAGTTACCTCCGGGGATAGTAGAAGCGTCTCTAATATCTGCGTATCCAAGAGAAACAAGATAACTATAAACATATTTAGCTTCATATTCATTATTCATAATAATATGGAAGGGTTCCTCAAAAATAGAAGAAGCGTCTATATCCTCTTGAGAAAGGTGAAAATTACTAGGAACATTGTCTATTGTATAGATAGGTGTAGTGGTGCTTACCTTGGTACTAATACTATATACTTTTGAATCTAGTTCATTTTTATTGAGAGAGCCTATAAAACTAATACCTTTAAAGTCTTTAGGTAGGGGTTTAGCATTAAACTTTTTGGAGAAACCAAGGGGTGATAAATATTTTATTACACTCATATACTCAATATAGTTATTAACCATAAAAGCGAAAGGTGTATTAGCCTCAAACACAACATCTTTAGAAACAATATTATCTTTTATTCTATTCATCATATACTCAGACTCAGGGTTATCATATTCTTCCATCGATCCACCTTGAGTTTCTTTTGCATACCAAGCTACAACAGGTCGCAAGCTATATGATACTCTTTCATAATAGTCTCTAACATCTTTAGCATCGCGTTTCCAGTCAAGAGCATCTTTGAGCCATTCATAACCTCCACTACTATTACTTTTATAGTAAGTTTGTAGTTTATTTAGAACTGATCCGGTATTGTGTTGTAAGTCATAGATATGGTCAAGCCAAACAATATCATCCCCTATGTTATCGGACTCTACCAGTTTTAATAAAGTATCTGCGATGTTTTGCCACGCTTCTCCACCATAGCTATGTCTCCAATTGAAAATATTAGGGTCATAGGCATATATCATAGCTTTAGCAAAATCAGCATAGCTAAACTTTAGGTTTTCCATTGTTTTTCTAACAGTGGCGTATGTATTCTTACGAGCTTCCTCGTTGTTTAATTCTTTTCTAAACTCAGTTCCTTTTAGGTACGTCTCTGGTTTTCCTGCAAAGCTACCACCATCAAGAACAGAATTAGAAGCACCAGCGAATATAAAGTCATACATTTTAAAGAATTCAACATACTTTTTAGGTACTTTCTTTATTCCAGTCTTAGGGTTACCAACTATACCATCAAAAACATGCCTAAACTCACAGGCCAAAGAGAAAGTAACAGCATCAATCATGTGTTTCTTTAGTTTCTTCACACAAGATTCTACAGCCATTTCAATATTCTTTTTTTCTGCCACCTGTCGTTGTAGAATCTCATTATTGGATTTTTGCAAGAAGAAAGGATCAATCTTTTCTTTTCCTAGAAATTCGCTATTATATAGGTACCCCACCATGAAGTAAAAATCATAGAGGGCTTTTTCAGGGTCTTTAGGTAGTTTGTAATCAAAAGAGGTTAGAAAACTTTCTTTTAGTTGGTTCATTTTTTTAGTCCTTTCTCTAGGTCTTCAAGATAATCCTCGAAGTCAAATATAAAATCTTCTTGTGATATAGTTTCTACCGTTCCGGGGCGAACTTTTCTCACTTGATAAATAGCCTGTCCTGCTGTATAACCTAATCGAACGTATACACACGCCATTATCATTCCGGTTCTACCTAGTCCAGCATTGCAATGTATCATTATATCATCTTTCTTGACACTTACCAAGATATTATCAACAAGCTTTTTTACCTTTACTAGATCATTTTTATCAGGTGTGGAGAAGTCAGTAATAGGGTACCGAACAATACTAATACCCATTTTATTATATATACCTTTCAGGAAGTTAACTTCCCCATAGTTCTTGGTAAAATCAGAATCAGTAGAAAGCATGAATATCTTTTTTATACCTGTATACTTTATTTCTTTTAGATTAGAAATAATCTTATCCTTTGTGTAAAAACTATACCCCGGAGCAGAACCTAGATAAATAGCAGTTCCGCCCTTGAAACCAATTCTATCTAAATAACCCCACTTTGTTACAGGTGGCTTATAGTTAGGATCATCCTTCAATACTACCCTGTATATTTCTTCTTTTTCTTTCTTTGTAACAGGTTCTACTTTCTTTACGGCTTTATAATTACCCCAATCGGATTTACCCTTCTTACCTGTTTCCCCTGCTTTCTTCGCCCAATTCTTTAGATACTTATCCCAATCATCGTCCATTTCTTTATCGCTATAATCATCACCATAAGTATAGTTATCCCAATAATCCTTGGATACATTCTTGGATTCAGGAGGAGTGAATGCTGGCTCTTTATACCCACCGCCAGACGCATACTGATCCCAATACGAAGAGCCTCCCTTAGAGGAAGGCTTTTCTTGAGGCAAATCAGTTTTATCGTTTTCGTCGTCGTCAGAGCTATTGTAGAAATAGGTGGAAGAATAGCTCTTGTTTTTGTTGTTATTATCCATACTATAATTAGTTATGAATAACCGCAACAGATTTTATCAGTCTACAAGATAATCAGGATTAATCACCTTGCATCCAAAAACCGGGCCAGTCTTATTTCGACCTTTGATATTCTCAAGAGGACGGATAACAATACCTTCTCTTTTCACAAGAGTATTCTTATCCCCATGCACCGAGAATCCACGAGAATAATTAGTAAGAGTATCAAGGTCGTTCCACATAAAAGGACTAATTTCCAAGATAGGGACACGAGTGAATCCTGTTTCATCACAGAAGTCAACCATATCACTAAAGCTCAAGTATTCGCCCTTAGCTATGCTATAGACATTGAACACGAATAGAGTAAGCTTAGGGAAGTTATAAATATTACCTTGAATGCCGGGGCCGCAAATTTCTCCCTGAATAACAACCTCACCCCACTTCTTCTTGGCATGAATTAGCTTCTTCTTAATATCCTCAAGCTTTACAATATTCCAGTAGTTATTATTTACCGGGTTCTTATACCAGACATTACGAGAACAGACATACACTTTGTTTTTATAGAGAGAAAATGAACCAGACTGGCCTTCCATCTTTTCGGTTATATAAACTTTCTTATTACGCAGTTCATCCATGATCCACGGAATAACGGCAAGTCTAGTTTCATCTGTCTTAGGTGGAAAGAAAGTAGGCCATGAACCTTTCAAGTGTTTAGGATAGAAGATATTCTTGAAGAAAGGAATTCGGCAAAGAAGCTTTACAATGGTGTTGTCTTTCTTTGCAACGTTATTAGTCATTTCTTCGTCAAGCTCAGGGTCAAACTTCTTTGCTCCAATAATTTCAGTTACATCTAGACCCTGCTTCACTTCAATCGAGGAAGGAAGAATATTAGTAGTGAACACTATCCCCTCTGAAATTTTTCCACCCATCTTCATGGCGCGAATACGATAACCACCATACTTCTCTACCCAACATCGCTTACGAAGAAAATCAAAATTAGGGTTAGGGGGGAGTAGTGTATCATACTCGCAGTAGACTACAAGGTCGCCTTCTTTTACTTCTGTCTTGTCAACTATAACTTTCCACCCGGTATCCTCGAAGGAAGCGAACATGATCTTGTCCTTCCCCTCGATAGGCTCCATCTTCTTTATCTTCTGAATTGTGCATAGATTCCGCATATATATTTATACTCCTTAGTCTTTTATCTATAATATAACAAAACTCCTAGATGTTGTCAAGGGGTTTGATATAGATATATTTTTATCGATATAATTACCAATCAGAACCTGCAAACGGGCAGGGAAAGGTTTCACCCTCTGCAATAAGTTTGTCTAATCGTTGTCTAAAGGTCATCTTAGTATCAGTGTCTTCATCATAAAACATAAGTGTATTCATTTGTTCTTCGGTTAGCTCACTTGGGTCATCTACAAAATCATCTTCCCCAAAATGTAGATCAGAATCCTTATCGTATTTAGTTGCTTTCATTAACCAATCAATACATTCTTGTAATGTTTCCCCGGCATACCATTCATAGTCATTGAGGCGGAATATTTTAATCATACCTTCTCCTTCATTTCAATAACAGGTCTGCCGGACATAGGATCAACATCTAATAGTTCCCAAGTATGACTATCGAGCCACTTTTCTGCTTGTTCAATACCTTTACCAATAAATATAATTTCTAGCTCTGGAATAGTATTAGGGTAGGCTTGTTCACCAGAGGAAATATATCTCTCCCAATTTTCCTTATTAGTTATCATTACTAAACAATTAGGATAGTTATGATCCATTTGAATAAGATTCAATACCGTTCTTTTTATGTTCATTTTTCCCCCATAAACTTCTTCACCTTCTCTGCATAGAGCAAAGTAAATACTTCCTGTTCCTTTAGGAAAGCATCGAGCAAATCCTTATAAGGGTCAGGAGTTTTATTATTAAAGCTTATACTAGCATATTCAGGCTTATAGAACTTTACATTATAAGTAACCCACATAGGGTCTTCTCCCCAAATAAGTACATTAGGCTTAGATGATCCATCATAGGTTGATATATATTCTTTAGGAACACCCATTGCATTAGATAAATTTTTAGTTATTGCTTCAATAAATCCTTTATTATAGCTAATAAAATCCTTTTCTGCCTCATAATTTGAACTCATTAATCTAATCCTCCTACATTCCAATCTGTATGTAACTGATGAGAGTAGAGTAGAACATTTGAGTATATTTCAACAATAACCCATCTGCCTTCTTTTCCCTTTAAGGTAGTAACTCTTTTTTCTTTGAGTCTTTTATCTGCTCGTACCCAACAAGTAATAGTTTCGTTTGCATTAGTCTTTTTTAGTTGTACTTGAACATACTTTGTTTCTGAATCATTATTATTAGTATATGATACACTCACTATTTCTCCTTTATAGTCATCTTCGGTGGTACTAATAGATACTTCTCCAACTGTTCTCTTACAAACATAGCGCAATCAAAACAAAGGTCAACTTCTTTTAGGGATATATTATATTTTACACCTATAGTATTATTGATATTTTTTGTATGAATACTATAGTTATAAGCCTCCTCTACTGGTTTATTACAACGGTCGCATATAAGCCTAGTCATGTTTCTCTCCTTAGTCCTCAATACTTTTTTTAGCATATTCCCAAGCCATTTGAAATGTAGCGGGGTGATGAGTTCTAGTATCCATGCTTCGGTAATGGTCTTGCCTTTCCATAGGTCTTAGATATTCCATCATAGCAAGTATAGAAGTAAAAATAAAAACAACTACCTTTATAAGAAAAACTATGTTTACAAGTACAAGAACTAATCCCCATAGCAGAAAAACAATAGCCTTAAAAACACTAGGAGAGTCTTGTAGTCCCTGCACGAAAGGTATATAGACAAACCATTGCAAAGGAGAAGAGTATAATACAACGTTCAATAAAACCTTTAGACTATTCCTAAGTAAATATTTCTTGTGTTCAATACTTTCAATAGAGGGCTTTTTCTTGTTAATAATCTTCTGAACCTCAGCATAACTTCCGGGGAATAGAGTATCGAGTTCCTTCATAATGCTATCTACATTTGTACTGTTCATACCAATCCCTCATTACCTATAATATACCAATCTCTTTCATAATTGTCAAGAGGTGATCGCTTACCTTTTTTATAGCCTCGCTTCCATACTTTTCAGATAGTTCATCCAAAAAATCAACAGCTAGAGAAAGTTCATTACTAATTTTCTCCTTAGCTTCTCCTTTATAGGAAGCAATAGGAATAAGTGGAGTCTGCTCCCATTCTACATCATCATACCCCTCTTTTACTAACCGCTGTGCATAAGTATTACATTTTACTTTGAGCCTATATATTTCAGGGTCAAGAGTTTCTTTTACTTCTGGAGGAATAGGGAATGCCATATTATTTATCCTCCCTTACTCGTTCAATGCCTTTCAAAAGCCTACTAATAAACTCTTCCTTTTCCATATTCTTATATACACTATCCATAAAGTGTCGAGCGGAAGAATGATTAAGGAATTGAGAAATCTCATTTTTCAAAGTAGAATCAGTAGAGTTCTCATAGAGTTCCTTGATCCAATCATCATGCTTGAGCATACGGCTATAGCTACCGAAGTATCCAAAGACACAACCAGTAGAAAGATAGTCAAGGTTATCCATGACAATTTCAAGAGGAAGATTCCCCTGTAGTTCCTTTAGGCAATGGGGGATGTCATTGAAAACTGCATAGCCTTCCTCTTCTCGTTTCTTTTTACGATTTTCATCCTCAATATCGAAGGCTTCTTTACTTAGAAGTTCAGCGTAATGTTCCTCATTGTAGAAGAGGCTAGTTGTAACTTTCATAGCTTCAACATCAACATCCTTGAAAGAAACCCCAACCATGAATACAGTTGGATAGGAATTATACCATGTTATAGCCTCATAGCCATACCGTGATTCCATAGTTGCAATATAGTTCCTAAGATGCTCGAAGGAACCAATAAATGTAGTCAGGTGAAAGTCTTGAGTAGAAAAAGAAAATAGATCATTAGTATGTCCATGAATGTTAAGAATGATTTCACGCATATTACTTTCCCTTCTTTAAAAGTAAAGAGGCAATATCATACCCCATAACAAAGATAAGAAAGGTTACAATTACTTTAATACTTTTATCTGATAGAATTTCTAAATCAGCCATATCTCTAATAGATGTGGCTATTAGAGTAAGTCC